TAGGTGGTATTCCTCTTACAGCTATTTCTTGTATACCAACTTCATTGGTAGTAATGATATAAGTTCTTGCACCTGTAAGTGTTTTTAATACCTCTGTTCCAAATGAGCTTACATAACCGTCAGGTGTTTTAAGTAATAATGGTATTCTTCTAACCAAGTTATCTATATCAACCGGTGCACTAGCAATACCTTGGTTTGCTTTTGCTTGTAATATATCTATATTCTGTATAACACCAAGTATAGGCATACCGCCAACATCATTACCTTTTATAACAGTGCCAGTGGTTTTAGGATACTCACCGTTTGCATTTTCAAACATAGCTAAGACAGATGGTATATATTCAAGAGTAGTGGCAAACACTTCATCACCACCCATGCGATCAGCTTGTGGAAAACCTATAACCCAACCCACACCTATAGCACCTTCATTTATTAAATCTACTTGTATTTGTGCAAGTGTCCTTCTAGGAAATGGCCAACCTCCTTGTTCTTCAATGTCTTCTTCTGTAATGTTCAAGACAACAAAATTACCAGATGGCTCTGGCGTAGTAACAAAAGCGTCAAATACTTTGAGTTTTAGTATTTCAGTTGGAGTGCTTTGAAATATAAGTGGCAGTGATAATACAACTAATATAGGAAAGATAAGTTTATTCATTTACTTTGAGTGATTGTAATAACACTATCACTTCCTCCGTTTACTTTGATTGTATTAGAAACACCATCTTGTATCAAAATTACTGTGTAAGCGTTACTACCGTTTAAATCTAATCTTACGCTTTCGCTTACTTGTCTTCTAAGGCTTATTACGTTTCCTGTAATTAAAGTAGTTATTTGTGTATCTGGATCATTACCTATTAAAGTACCAACTATTTGTGTGCTTGTAGCAAGTGCTAATTGATCCTCTTCTTTTTCTACAGCAAGTGCATCTATTACATCTAACAAGTCTTCAAGAAAGTTTACATCTAGGTAATTTATATCTAGCTCAGTAAATTCTAGTTGGTCTTCGTCCAAAAAGTCTTCTGCTAAATAGTCAATATCTAAGTCGTTAAAATCAAGCAAGCTGTTGGTTTGTGTAATTGTTGTTTCTTCAACCATTATTTCTTCTTCTTTTGGCGGGCTAACAATCAGCATATTATCTATAAGATCTAGAGTAAGATCCAAAATTACAGGCTTTGTAGGAGATGATTCAAATACACTCACAGTCGTTGCTTGATAAGGTTTATTAAGCAAAACAGAACCAGTAGCTGTTACAACCTCTATTTCACCACTAGATAAACCAAATTTATCAGGTAATAAAATGATAAGACTACGGCCTAATTCATCCACAGTAGCTGTAAAGTCAGTGCCTCTTATCGCTATATTAGCAGTTGGTGTTTTAAGTTGTATGTTTTGCTTATCTATTCTATTTAAGTTGCCTGTTATAAACCTAGCTGTACCTAAACCAAAGGTTAGAGCCATCTTAGACTTTGATGGATCTGGATCGTAAATATATTCGTCAATAAGTAATTGTGAGTGTTCTGTAAGTTTTACAGTGGACTCATCAAGGAAGGTAATAGCCATCCTGCCATCTTTTGTTATAGCTTCATCATTGCTTTGTATAGCAAATTCTAAATTAGCTTCGTATGGCTTATCTCTTAGTATTTGTGCAGAACCTCTAAGCTCAGATATATCTCCTATATCAACAGCCTGTTGAGGTTCCCCCATCGTTTTGAGTGATACAAATATTACTATTAGAAGTAGTGCTTTCAATTTTTAACCAATCCCTAGCCAATGTAGATGCTTGTATGATGTTAAAAGTGTTACTGCTACCATCAAGATCCATATAAAAATAACCAGAATCAGATGATGTAGTGCCTGCATAACCACTAGCAGTAAAATTCACCACGTTGGAACCACCATTTATATCTACATAATTAACAGCATTAGCATAGTCAATGTCAAAATCAAACTCGTTTGAACTACCTAAAATAGTCCAATCTAAATCTAAGTAAGATGAATCGGAGCTTTCAGCAATTTTTAAATCAAACTCATTGCTACTACCTGTTACGTCTACGTATAAGTTTACATAGTCTGAACTTATTAAGCCTGTGCTGTTAAGCAATATATCCATAATATTACTATCACCATCAAACTCAAAGAACCCAGTAAAGTTGTCGCCATCGATAGCGTCTGATCTAAATAAGTTGCTTGAACCGATTTGATTTATATCTAGCGTCATGCTGACACCATCAAGGTCAAGAGCAGTCATTGTTCCAGAAACAGCTTCCGTACCACCAATAAGGTTGGAACTACCTAGCTGTTCTAAGTCAATGGATGCACTATTTCCACTCTGGTCTATGTATATTTCATTGTCAGCTGCAACGTGAACAAAAGAAAAAACAAGAAATAAGCACGTAAGTTTATTCTTCATTACTCGATTCTACTCCTACTTCTTCTGTTTGTAAAACCCAATACCCCTTGTCGAAACCCTGGTTTATTATCTCAAGAACACCACCCTCAATAGCTTTCATTAACGCTATGGTAGACGATTCATTTCTAGCATTGCCTAGCTCTATCTCTACAAGCTCTGTGTCCATTTCAATAAATCTAAATACATCATTAGTTTTACCATAACTAAATATAGTTTTTTGACTAAGCACCTCTAATAAAACTTCTCCTGTAGCTACAGAAATCATGCGTAGACTTACAGTTATATTATCTTCTCTATACTGAACACTATTACCAATACCTAAATAACGAGCACCTGATCCACCAGATTCAAGGTTTGCTTCGTATGATATGACCGCACCTTCTATAAGTATTCCTGCAAAGAGTAATGGTGCTAGTTGTTTTTTCTTTTCTTCTTCACTAGCAAACTGCTCTCTTGCTGATCTTATAAGCTGTCTTTCTTTAGTTAAATTATCCAAACCAACTCTTTCTACAACTCTAAAAAACTGACCATTGCCAGCGTGTTTTAAGGCTCTTATAAGCAAAGCATTAGGTTGTTGAGTAATAGCTGTGCTAAATAAAGCGAATTCAGAGTTTGATTTACGTTGACCTGTTTGATCTGTAAAAGCCAAAGGATATACTGCAACAACGGGTCTAACTTTTGGTAAAGGTGCGTTTTTTAATTTATCGGATTGTAGCTCCTGGATAGAAACTATATTGTGTTGTTTAAACCTTTGCTCGTATGTATCTTCAAACTGATCAAATATAGAACAACTAGAAAGTAAAAGAACCAATAGGCAAAGTAATCTCGGTGACGTTTCCATCAGCATCGGTTATCCGTAATGTAATAAATTGTCCATCAGATGTATATTCTATAATATTACCTTCAAGTTCTATAGTACCTTCATTTTGTGGTGTTTCGCCAAATAAATTATCTACAAGCTGTCTTGATAATTGTGCATATATTCTAGATTCAAGATTTCTTAAAAATCTAGCTAAAGTAGTATTTTCTTTATCTCTTTCTATTTGTTCTTGTAAAGCTTTTATTTCTTCTTTAATTGTAAGCTTTCTTGTGTATTGTTGGTTCTCTATTGTTAGATAATGACTTGATGTACCAACGCCACTAAAACTTGGTGACTTAAACTTATGTACTATTTGATCTGCTTTTATTTGTTGCACAAAAATACCACCAAACAATAAAATACCTATAATTGTTACAATTTTAATAACAGTATCCTTTTCGGCTTCTTCTTTTATTGCTTGTTCTCTAGTCTTTTCTTTGGTCATCTCTATCTGCTTTTGCTATTTTAGTGCTATCTATTAATTGTGGCACACCTAATATTGTCTTAATTAGTGTGTCCTGGCGTATAATTTCATTATCTAAACTACGCACTCTATCTATCAAGGCTACTAAAATACCATGTTGTGAGTCAAGTTTTGTGCCTAGGCGTTCTTCTATGGCTGCTATCTGTGATTCTACTTTTTCATCAACAGTGTCTAATTTAGCCTCCATACCGTCTACGATACGTATGACCAACTTGTAAATAAACCAACCAAGTCCAACAGCCGCAGCTATTGGAAAACCGACTTCTTGAATAACTGTAACTGCTGAATCCACTATGCAGGAAAAGGTCTTTTTTCTATATAAATAAAATCTATAGCAGCAGATACCGCAAGATTTGCGTTTGAGCTACTAGCTATGGCTCTTACCTCTAAGTCAGTCTTTTCTGCAAACTTTATTGGATGTTTAAACTCTTGATGAATAATGTCTTGTGATAAAGCAAACTTATCCTTGACGTTAAAAACTCCGCCCTCTGGTCTTGCTACTAAGGATACTGTACCGTATTTATTAGCCACTTCAGTATTCATGCTAATATCAACTTGATGTAAATAGGCGTTATAACCTCTAGGTACAGTCCAAAAACACATAAGCGTTTGATTATCACCTACAGCTATAGTGCCGTATTTATTAGCTGGTACGCCAGAACTTACTGTACCTGTACCTGCATATATAACTCCAGCGTTTTGACCACCAGATCCTGCTGTATCAACAACCATTCTAAATACTCTTAAAAAAGATTGAGTAGTATTAACTGCTGTTTGACCGTTCAAAGTAACGGATTCGCTTATCTCGTCATAGTTAGCATCAAGACCGTTAATAGTTATAGTCCTTGCACCAGTTCCTGCTGATGTATCATTTGCTGAAGAGCTAGATATTTTTAAAACTGTAGCGGAGGTTAAGTAACTATATAAACCACCTTCAGCCCATACGGTTTCTAAAGAATCGTCTATATCAGCATTAAAACCAAACTTAAATTGTGTTTTATGAAAAGCAACCTGCCCTCTTGATACTTGTAGTTCAAAAGGTTCTGTTGTGCCAACTCTAGATATTGATGAAACTTCTTGAGCCATTAATAATCACCCCAAACTTTAGTTTTAGTGCCACCATGATATTCAACTGCGTGACCTTCTTTGATAAGCATTTGGCATATATCTTTACCATCTTCAGTATATGGTATACCTAGTATGCGACCATACTTGCCTTTACCTAAAGATTTAATTTTAAATTTACCTGTGCAAAGTTCTTTGAGTCTTTCTTTTGCGGCTAGGCCTAATTTTTTTTCTGCTAAATCCCTGGTTCTTGACTCTGGTGTATCTATGCCGTGTAGACGAACACGTTGTTTGTGTAGTTTTACGTCAAAGCCTAGATCGAGACAGCAATCAAAAGTATCACCGTCTACGATCCTTTCTAATGTTGCGTTATAAACAAACGCATCAGGAGATTTAGCCACTGTTGTCAGTAAAGCTTTTCTTTTTCTTTACTCTTTTAGTGGTATATGCTTCGTTAACATTTGGTGTAGATTTATCATCTGCAACGTAATGTCCTTTTTTGTTCCTGGCTCTTACTTTTACTTTTTCGGTGCCAGTAACTTTATCCCATAATTTTGCAAAAATACCCATACTAGTTACCCTTGTCTTTTGCTTTTAAAATGTTAAGAGCTAATAAATCTATAAATTTATACAGCTTACCAATCCAAGCATCATCTTTGGGTGTAGGAGTTGTTGCTGCAACTATAGAAGCAACTGTGACAATAGTGGTTACCCACATAATTATATCTGCCATTATTCATCTTCCTCTGGTTGTGGATCTTCTGTAAGATCCTGGGTTTCTTCTGGCTCAGCAAACTCTTTGAGTTGCTCAACCACCTCTTTTCTTAAAATAGCAACGCCTTCTAATTCATCACCATTCCAAGAACCTCTTTTAGTTGCTACGTCAATAAGTTGTAACATACCTAATAAAAATTGTTTCTTCTCCATTTTTTTCTCCTTTTTTTATATTATTAAAATTAACTACCTATAGTCTTAGTAACGCTTGTTGGTGTGATGATTTCAGCTATCTTTGCATCTAATACTGCTTTTTTTTCTGCAACATCATCAGCTCCAAAAACTCCTTCAACCCAGCTTTGTACGTCAGAAGCTGTCAAATCTGCAAAAGCTGTAAAGCTTGAAATGTCTGAAGTATCTAAATCACAAGTCCCGTATGAAGTAGCAGTAATGTTGTTGCCATCAGCATCCTGATTAGCATCGTCTTCTGCTGTTAATCTCCAATGCACGTTATAAACAACGTCTGCATTACCATCTAGTGTTGGGTATGTATCAACTGTTGAAACGTTCCAAGTATAATTAATTGCCATTTTTATTCTCCTGTGTTTTCGTTAGCGTTTCTTTTTGCAGTTTTAACTGCGTCTGTCCAAACTGTTGAAGCTATGCCCTGAACCTCTGTAGACTCTCCTGATACGTCTGTATCTGTATGAGTCCAAGTATCGTCATCATTCTTTACAGAGCTTACACATTCTAATGCGTGTCTATGAAAAGACCTACTAAGCTCTACGCCATCTTCTTTGATGACTGTAGCTGTTCTTACTTGTATAGTTTTGTAGTCTCCTACAACTTCTATTTTATCTTCTATTATTTCTTTTGTTATTGCCATTCTATTTTCTCCTTTGTCCGTACCTAGCATCCACTAGGTATATTAGTTAAATTGTTATGTTGTTGTATAAGTTCCTGCAATATTAATATAGTTATCATTAGCACCAGTTTGTGCATCTGCAACTGCTATTGTTGTTGTGCCATCTCTATACAAATTAATATATGCTGATGTTTCATGTACTCTAGCTGAAGTAGGGTTGTTAGCAGCATTCCAATTTGAACCAAATGTTACAGAAACAGCAGTATATTGGTCAGTTCCTGCTCCTGATACAGTAGCGGGTGTAAAAGGTAATCCACCAATTACAACTCCACCTGAAGCTGAACCTGCTGTAATTGCATCTGTAACTACTGTTAATTGAAAATGCACTAAACGACCAACTTTAGTATAAGAACCACCTGTTCTTGCATCATAAGTAACGCTTGTAAAATCTGTACCATCAGTTGTTAATGTAGGAGTAAAACTACCTTCTTCATAATCGTCAAGAACATTACCACTTGCATAAGCATCAAATTTAATGCCTAAACCTGCACCCATTTTAATGCCGTCACCATCAGTGCTGAATCTTGAAGATGTTATATCGCCTGAAAGGTAGAGGTCTTTAAATCTAACACCTGAATTTCCTAAATCAACTGCTGCATCTCTACTAGCACCTGTTGTACTATTCCAAGGAGTAATATTATCTAAATCACCTGCAATTAAAAGACCAGCATCACCGCTTCCTATATTTAATCTTGAGCTATTAGTACCAATACTTCCAACTGTTGTGCCGTCTTTGCGGAAATCTACAATAGTTCCATCGCCATTTTGTCTGTTGAGATACATTAAAGTTCTGTTGTTTGCAGAAAATTGAGATTCTCCTGTAGGCTCAAATACCATTCCATATTCATCAGAACTATCATTATATAAAGTTGTATCAGTAGTACCCACCAACAAGTTGCCTGATGAGTCTATTCTCATGGCTTCATCTGTGTCTACAAAAAATTGCATACTAGAACCACCTTGAGCATTACCACCATCAGCTCTTATTTGCAAAACTCCGTTAGCACTAACAAACTGTGAATATGTTGAAGGAGATGAAGAATCAGTCATACGGAAATTACAAGTACCATTTTCACTAACTTGAAGATTTACACCAGGATTACTCGTTCCAATTCCAACGTTGCCTGATGAGTCTATGGTCATGCGGTCTACGGCAGCATTAGAATCTCTGAAAGCTAACGCTGTTGAGCCTGTAGTATGTCCTCTAAATCCAATCGTGGCTTTCGTATCTTTCTCAATACGTATATCGCCATTTTCAATATGAAGTTTTGCAACAGGCGAATCAGTTCCAATTCCAACGTTTCCTGATGAGTCTATACGCATGTGTTCTGAAGTACCGTCTCCAAAAGCTAGTTGTTCACCAAAGAATGTATTTAATTGCCATGTTGGATTTGCAACACTTAAATCAGAACATACAATTTGAAAGCCACCACCTCCGCCTGATGATGTTCTAAAAAGCGATTGATTAGTACCAGAGCTTCCACCTGCTACATGTAAAGGAACACTAGGACTAGTCGTTCCGATTCCAAGCGATTCAGCACTAGCATCCCAGTATAGAGCTTGAGTTGTGCCTGTATCTTCGTAGAAGGAGATGTCTCCGTTTTGAGCAACTTTTAAATGATTAACACCATCGGTCGCTAAATATAAGTCAGCCGTGTCAATAGCTTTAGCATCTATAGTAAATGCGGCGGCAGAAGCTGCGCTGTTTCCACCACTTAATTTATATGAGCCTGTGCCTAATGTTCTAAAAGAAACACCTCTAGTGGCACTTCCTAAATCTGTATCACCATCAACAAAAAGCCCATCAAAAGTTGGAGTTCCTGCAACGTTTAAACCTGTAAGCGTACCAACACTTGTAATATTAGGTTGAGCTGCTGTAGCTAGTGTACCTGTTATGTTTCCTGAAGATTGTATAGTACCTGTAATGTTTATGTTACCTGTACCTGTTATATCGCTTGAACTTAAACTTATATCTGTACCACCTGTAGTGTTACCATTAGCAAGGATCTCGGCTAATGTATCTACTGTTCCTACCTGGCTATCTACATAGGCTTTGATGGATTCAGAAGTAGCAACTGTTGTAGCTGATGCTGTACCAAATGTATCGTCATCAATAAAGTTTGCAATATTAATGCTGCCATCTGATAAAGTACCAAAAGTAACTGTGCCTGTTGTTGTAATAGCTGATGAGCCATTATCTATAGATCCAAAACCTGATGTAATTGATCCACCATTCAATGCACCTACGCTTGTTATGTTGGTTTGTGCAGGATCTGTAACTTTTAAATTGATAAAAGCATCTACAATAGCCGCACCTGAACCTGCTCCGTCTGAATAAACTACTTTTACGTCCCCGTTAGGTATAGTTACGTTTGACCCGCTACCCTGGGATATATTAATTGATTGAGATCCAGATGTTGCATTTTCTATAATCCAGATTTTTGATACGGTATTAGGTGCAATAGTAAGAGTTCTGGTTGCTGTTAAACTAGCACCAGAAGTTACTTTTAAATATAAACTTCTAGCTGGATCCGTTGCACCGTCAGCTATAGTTGTTGTTGCATCTGCATCTGAGCTGAATGAAGCCTCAGTACCGTAACTAAATGCTTCTGCTATTAACTCTAAATTTGTGTTTGTAGATGCCCCCCAAGTTCCTGACTCGTCGCCTGTGGCTATTTCTTTTAACCTTAAATCATTTACGTATGTTGCCATATTTTATGCTACCTCTTCCCAGTTTGGGGTCTGTGTTTCATTGTTTTCAGCAAAGGATGAACTTTGGTCAGTATTTATATTAGCATAATTTTTAGTTTGTGTTTTATTAATATCGCTAAAACCACTAGTTTGATCGTCTGTAATATTAGTGTAACTCCTGGTTTGTTTGTCATCTACTAGAGACCATATTAATACACTTCCAACCGATCCTGTGCTTTCTACTCCTATTGGTGATACGTTTGCTTTAGCTATTGTTGATGTTTCTCCAACTGATCCTGTTGCTGATTGACCTGAAATAGAGAAGGTAACTCCAAGAGCAACATTTACAGAACCTATAGCACTTGTTCCGGCAACACCTGCAAGCGTTATATTTCCAACACCAGTAGGAGTTATGGTTCCAACAGATCCGGTTGCTTCTTGGCCTGTAGGAGTTACATTGGCTTTTGCTATAGTTGTAACGCTACCAACAGCACTTGTAGAAGAAAGACCAGTAACATTAACAACTTCATTGTGATGAACTATTACAGATCCTACGCTAGCTGTTGAACTTAAGCCTGCTACAGGAACATTAGCTTCACCATCTACATCAACTGATACAGCTCCAACAGTGCCTATTGCACCTTGTATTGTTGCTATTGCTTGAGCATTTACACCTACTACAGGTGCATTGGTTGTGCCGACTAGAGATGCTGGAGTAACATTAGCTTTAGCAACTGTAGAAAGTGTGCCTAAAGCACTTGTTGCAACTTGAGATGCTAGTGTTTGATTTGCCTTTGCTACAACTGATAGTGTGCCAAGAGCACTTGTAGCTGATTGTCCTGTTAGTGTTACATTAGCTTCTGCGTCTGTAGATACAGATCCTAAAGCACTTGTGGCTGCTAATCCTGATAATGTGACAGATACGGCATCAGAAGACCAACCTTCTGATCCCCAGGCACCACGACCCCATCCTGCATCAGGCATAAGCCTAAGCTATTCTTATAATAGCTGTAGCTGCTGCGGCTGCTGGAAAAACTATAGTAAAGTCACCTGCTGTAGAAGTTTTATCTCCTCCAAAGTCTATTGTTGCAACAGAAGCATTAGTTGCAGATGAGTTATAGATCATACAACCTCTAGCTGTAATAGTAGCTGTACCAAAAGTTAAATCAGCAAAGTCTGTAAAACCTGTTGTACCACTTGATGTTGGATCTACTCTTGTTAGAGCGTTTCCACCTGAAGTGTAATTTGTACCACTTGCTTGTCCTGTAGTAGTAAATGCTGTTGTAGTAGCACCTAGGGTAGCCGAACTTGTATACAAAGCTAATTTAAAAGTACCGCCTCCAGAGTTTTTGAAGTTATGAACTCCTTCTAAAAGCTGTTTTTTAAAGCTAGTTGTTAGTGTTGATGTTATAGCCATATTATATCCTTTTTATTATATCAGCTAACTCAGCATCACCAGATTTAACTAATTCTTGTACAAGAGTAGCTTTATAGGATTTTAACGCATTATTTATATAAATCAAACAAACCTTATAAATAAGTTCTTTATAGGCTCTAGCCTGCTCTTGTATATATGGATCGCTAGAGTCAGAAGAACTTACAATTTTTTCAGTAAGTCTCTCTGCCCAAAACTCAGGTGGGTGGCCGCCAAAATTGGTAGTTTTAGCTTCTATAAGACCTAACCCAGGCATACCAGCTGGTGTTATTTCATCTACCATTTTTTAGGTTCTACTGGTTTTAGGTGTGTATCGTGCCTATCAATTAGTACAGGTTCTTGTGTTTTTTTAACTATTTCAAGGTCATTTATTCTTTCTAGTTTAATACCCTCTTCATCGACTAAAATGATATATGGGTTTTTTAACCTGTGATAACCGTAAAGCTTTTGTTCTGCTGGAACATCTGTATCTAGCAAACCTGAGGTATGTGCTACCTCTACTTGCATACCTGCTGATATGCATTTAGATAGCCAAAACTCTACACAACCTCTACCTGCTTCAGCAAAATGTAAGTTGCCCTTGTAAGAAAAATCAACACCAAACATTTTAATATTTGCTACTTCATTCCAATAAGCAAAAGCTACAGCATAAGCCACAGTGTTATTTAGATAATGACAGTTTGAGTAATTAACCACTTCTTCTAGTGGATACTCAACTAATCCTGGACATCTATCATCAAGCTCACAGGTGTATATTGGACCTGGATGTTCTTGTAACATTTTTTTCATGCTTTCTGTTTGACCACCAGCATCATCAGTATCTAAGAACCTGGATGCAGGATCCATCATAAACACTCTGTCGTGATAGATTACAGAACCAACACCATTAATTACCCAAACTTCATCAAAGTGGACTCCGTGTGATTTTGCAAGATTATAATCAAACCAGCTTTTACCCATGCCAACGATGGCAACTGATTTACCTTTCAGACTTTCAATTTTTTCCATGTATTTTTTACGATACCGTTGACCTCAAAGAATCGTAACGGTATTCATCCCTCCTTCCGCGAGCTTCTGCAAGATTTTTCAATCTAGTTATTTCTAGTAAAAAGCGTTGCTCGTATTGCTGTTGCATATCGCTTTCACCCTTTAAAAATATATTAGCTTCCACTAATGAACCATATAATAAAGCATTTCTAGCGTTTTGTGAAAGCCAGGTTCCTGTAGTGTCAGTAACTAATGAATTTGGTTTGTAAAGATAATGTAATTCTACACTATAATCTTGATCTGGTACTGGGCTTACAATAAGCGTAGAACCATTGTCAGACGCTGTAGAGAGTTCTTTATCAAAGTCTGCGTAATACAATGGTCTACCTCTTTCAGTAGCGTCTGTAGGGTCTACGGAGTATTCACGCATAAAAGTAGTGTGTTTTTTGTCTAAATAATGATAATCACCATTACTATCAATAACAGCTAAAGAAAAAGACATTTGAAAGTCTGTTGGTGCTGTTAGATAAGTATTACCAGCAGTTAAAGAACCGGATACATTCTTACGGAAATAATCAAGCTGTATCAGTTCAAATATACGATCTTCAGCATTTTTAATAAAATCATCAAGAGTATTTACAAATGTAGTCTCTGAGTTCTCTACATAGTTTTGTATTAGTGTTTTTAACTCTGCTAATGTCATGTAACTATTGTAACCTCACCTAGTTCACCTGTCATCTTAGCAACTGTGAAGTTAGCAGGTAATGTTGCTGGATTCATAAAGTCTGGTTTGAATATATTAGAATTTACCACAACTACAAAACCTTCACCTTCTTCCTGGTCGTTATTAGGTCTTGGTTTATATAACGCCTCTGGATCTGCTGTAGCTGTAAGTGGTTCTAATTGTGGATGTTTGGGTTCGTAGCACTCTGAACAAACTTTAGCACCATTCCATTCTTCTCTTAGTTCACTTAGTTTGTATTCAAACGCACATCTATCGCATAGAGCTCGTGCAAATTTACCAAGAGCGTATGCCATACTATCTCATCCTTATATCTGGTCTAACCCTAAATGAAGCTCTGTCTTCATCTTGATCAGCAGCTCTACGGAACTCTTCTTCGTACATAGCTTTGAGTTGTGGCGTTAATTGTGGATTTTTCTTTAGTGATAAGTAATAAGCCAACCCTGCTACAAAACAAGGATAAAACCTAAATGGCATATCCATAGTATTAGTTGCTTTGTCTGCATCATCCATTCTTACTAATTTATTAAACACTAATACATCAGTGCTGTTTTCAGGTGCAGGCCAGACCTTTAGAGCTGGTGTTGTTAATTTATCAAAGAAGAATTGTGATGGCCTGGCCTTTGTTTCTTTGTTTGGTATGTTGATATATTCAGATCTACTAATACGATTCATGCTTATATCAGTTTGTGTTTGGTTTACAGTTCTGCGTAAAACTACATCTAAGACATCAATAACATTAGAATTTAAAGAATAACTAGAAGTGCCTTCAGTAACAGTCTGTGTTGCTTGTTCTATTGTCCACTGGTTTAAACCACGATTAGCCCATTCAGCCAACATTAGATTTATAGACCTACGAGCTGTTTTTAAATCATAACCAGTTCTAAGTTCTAGTCCGCATCTTTCAAATGCTTCTTCTATAAACTCAGCTACATTTGGTTCAAAATCTGTGCTTCCTGATAATGCCATTTATTCCTCGTATAGGTTATTAAATGTAATTGCAGGGTCTAAATAGCTTTCATGACCTTCAGCAGAATGAACCCATTGTGAGGGTTTAAAGTCTGGAGGTCCTTCGCCTGTAACCCACAAAGCAGGACTTGTAGCCCTTACTCTGTTGTTTGGTAAAGCAACTAAGTTGCCTTTCCATTTACAATCTTCTGTTATATATAATACATGAGATTGCTTGTGTTGTGCAGAATCATCTGCAATATGTGAATTTGTATAGTCTACAGTAAATAAATATTTAGCTTTGTAAAAGTCAGAACCTATCTTTGCTAACCATGGTGAAGAACTAACTCTATCCATAACAACTACTGAATGATCTCTTGATTCACAATCCCAGGGTTGTACTAAATGATCTTCCATGGGTTGTGGGTAATCCTCCATAGGAATATCGGCTACAAGACCTTGTATAGGCATCCTAGCCCACATTGCACCACCATGTATATTACCTTCGTCCCAGTCTTCGCAGTTAGCTTCTTCGCCTGTAAAAACCACTTGAAAGCTTAGAGATCTATCAGGAATTGTATTTACAGCAATAGCTAACGCGTGCAAATATTCGTCATGATAGTTTTCGTGATTGTTAGTAAATTCCCTTCTCACCCAACATTTAAAATGGGGAATATTACTTATAAGATAAGCCACTGGCTAACTATTATTCTGTCTTCTTCTGTTTGCGTTTCCAGCTATTACAGATCCACCTTTAGACATTCTCATGATGCTTCCACCTTTTGATTTTCTCATAATGCTTCCGCCTTTAGACTTTTTCATCACTGAACTGCCTTTGCTATTTTTATAACCCATTATATTCTCCTAGCTAATTGTAGTTACTTTTCTACGGTTATTCATAACTTTACCACAGCCTTTAGCTATAAAACCACCGTTTTCCTTTTTGACTCTATTTTGTTTTGCCATAGCTTTCTCTATAGCTCTGCCTCTAGCCTCTTCGTATGAAGATAACTTGCCGTCTTTGTTTAAGTCTGCTTTGTTTTTATTCATAGGTCCTCCTCTGGACTTTTTTTCCCAACTAATTCTACCAGGACCTTTTTTCTTTTTTTTAGCATCTGTACATTGTGCTTTTGTAGGCCTGCAAGCCGGATATGGTCTTTTTGATTTTGTTGCTGATTTTCTGCCACATGGTTTGCCAGTTTTACAATCAATCCATCCTTTGCCTTTATTGCGTGAAAACCATTTTTTTAACCCTTCTTCAGCCATTATCTTAATCTGTTTGACATAACAGCACCTTGTCCTCTAACAGTAACAAAGCCACCGTTTGCTTTTTTTTGTCTTGATTTATTACCCCAATTTTTTGCACCAACTTTTCTACATTTAACTAAAGCACCACTTGCGTATGCAGATGGCCATTTAGTATATCTAGATTTGACTTTATGGTAACAAGCGTCTTTTTTAGTTTTAGATTTTTTTGCCATTTAACACTTCCATCTTCTTCTTGCTTGTCTAATTCTTGAATTAGGATTGTTTCTTGTTTTTTTAGAGCTACGTTTAAGTTGCCCTAAAGATCTAGCACAGTAGGCTTTACGTCTTTTTGCTGCTTTAGATCCTTTTTTAACTTTACCTGTAACAGCTCCTTTAAGTTTAGAGCCAGGATTTTTTCTTCTATGTTCTTTTATGCCCTTACGGGTCATTCCCGCCCCTTTTTTAGTGGGGCGGTAATTACCACCTTTACCTGTTGTTCTGGCTATAGGTTTTTGTCTTCTGCTTCTAGTAGTAGCCATTCATTAATAGTTTTTATTCAAAACTAAAATAATAGAGTATGTGTCTCCGCTTGAATGTCCCACAGTCGTAAAGTCAATATCACCAGTAACACCTGAACCAGCATTATTAGGTATAGCACTAAATAAATCATAATACTCATCACCTGTGCTATCTGATGGTAAACCAGTTAATAACACGTTAGATGTAGCATCAAATTCAATATTTACACCCATACCTCTTGTAGCCCAGTATATTCTAGCAACAGAAACAGAAGTACAAGACTCTCCTGCACTATTTGGTGTTAGTGCAGAAACGTCTACCTTTTTTACAGCCGATTCACCTGTACCATCAGATACATTGGTGAACTTCATAACAGCAACTCTTTCACCGTCTTGAATTGTTTGTGATGTTACTGCATCTGCCATAATCTACTCCTTACGCGTCAGCGAATGGTGTTACTAAAGTTCCAGAACCAATTAATAATGAGTTATGGACTAAGTATGTTGCTGCATCTATAGCTGTTACTTGAACAACACTACCAACTATACCGCCTTTAGTTGTGCCATTTAATGTAATGACATCATTATCTGCACTTGGTACGAAAGCTTTTTCAACACCGTCATCTACGGCTGTAAACACAGCACCTTTAAACTTGTCAGTACCATCAGTTTTAATATCAAGATCAGTAGCTGCTGTTTCTATATAGAAATAGAAAGAAGCACCAATGTTGTTTAACTGATTTGGATCTGTTGGATCATTTGGTGTTGTTGTAACGATTGAAGGTAAAGTAAATTTACCATCTGCATCATTACATAATAATATTTTTCCAGCATGAGCATCAACAGTTAATGTTGTGTCTGCTGTCAGACTAACAGTGCTGTTAACACCTGCTGTAATAAATCCTGCCAATGACTTGACTGGACCTGAGAATGTCGATTTTGCCATAATTTCCTCCTAAGGAAATAAGTTCTACCGTCTTGGCTTGTCTGCTAGGTCAGTCTGTAGAACAAGTTAATAAACCCTAGAACTAAATCATATACCTTCTTTTAGAAAAAAGAAAGGGAGCCGAAGCTCCCTTAAGAATTGTAGTTGAGTTAGAAACGCTACAATAAATCGTTCCTTAAGCCCCTTGAGAACCGTAAACGGCTCTGAAGTTTGAATAACCGAAGCTATAACGCTCTCTAGCTTTATATCTCATATTACCTGTATCGAAGTCACCCTCTAATGATGTTGACATTGGAGATCTTTCGAAATACTTAAATCCATCTGGACAGTCAGTTTTAATGAAATACGCATCAGTATCTGTTAGATAGTTATTTACAACATATCCTTCAGGTAGCATACCAGTATTGTTTATAGAATTTATGTCATTGTCAGATGTGCCAACTCTACCTGGAGAGTTAAGTAATCTGTCAGCCACAAATACTAATTGTGGTGGAATAATGAGCTTTGCACCTTTAAGAGCAATGTTAAGACCTCTATCATCTGTTAATGTAGAGATATTAATTAATGCGTCTTCAAGTGAAGTTTCATTAAGATCCGCCATAGTGGTAGCTCTGTTTGCTAAAGTACCGCCTCCCCCTAGAGGGTGAGCAGTGTTAATTAAAGATACGCCATCGCCACCTGCTGTACTAAACGCGTTGTTTAGAACAGATGCTGCTTTGATCTGTTTGGTATTAGCCATAGATCTTGCTAATGCTTTAGTATATCTTGCTCCTAGCCTGTCATACAGGTTATCTTCAACAGCTTCTTCAGTTAAAGCGAATGCTAAAGCCACTGTTTCGTGGGTGTAACGAGATGTATAACCTTCGTTAGCTGTATCAAATCTGACACCACTACCTTCAGCTTTTACTTCCGCATTACCAAACCCTACGATTAGAGTTTCTTCTTCAAACGCTCTATCAGAAGTTTCTGTTTCATAAATTTCTGTATGTTGAGCTTCGTATCTAGCATATTCCATGCCGAACAAAGCATTCAAACCTGGCTCTAGTTCTTTCGCTAATTGCGATCTATTAATTGCCATTATTTATACTCCTGTTGGATCGACATAAAAATGCTCATTAAATTTAACAATCACATTCACGTTAGCTGAACCTGTTGTACTGTTATCTGGGTCACTCGAAAAGCCCATGATTCTGAACGTAGCAGTTGTAGCTGCTGTTGTTCCTGATAATTCAACTGCTGACATACCAGTTTTGGTTGAGCCAGAAGTATAAGAAATATCAGCGTTCAAACCGACATCAGTTTGAGCTGGAGAACCTGCACTTTGAATTTCAAATACAGCATCAGGGTCATCTATTACGAATGCCTTAATATCAGACGATACAGTGCCATCAGGATAGTAAGAACTGAAAACAGTCTCACCCGCAGAGTTTGTAAAAGAACAACCTCTAAACACACCTAAAGCTTCATCACCAGCAGCAGCTACTAAAATAGTACCTGTGTTAGTCATTTTAACTAAATCGCCTGAAAAAATATTCCCAGAAGCACCTGAGGCAATTTCGTATTCTGTAGTACCGCCATTAGCAACACCAGAACCTAATTTGCCTACAACTCTTGCTCCAAACGGGGCATTTTTGTTAGCCATAATAAGTCACCTTATATTTGTTATTAAAATTTTGATGATCAACTACGTTGACCACCTCCAAAAGTTACTTTGCTTGACCTCTCCGGTTTTAAAATCGGTGAGTTAGGGTCAGACTCTCTAAGAAGATCATTGTCCACAGCATCTTGCTGGGTTTGAGCACGTGAAGCATAGTAGGAGTTTCTTTCTTCACGAGTTTCATTAGGAATCTTTGCCAAAAGCAAACCACCACGGGCTACTACTCCTGAATGTTTGCCTTCTTGTATAGAATCAAATTTGACCTGGAAATTATCAGGTAACTCTTCTAATCTTACTAGGTCGAAACCTTCGCTTAATCTTGAAGTTACATTTTTCCTGTCTTCTTGACCTACATTTTCGGCTCTAATCCACCTGTAGGTATAACCTTCAGGGGCAGGAGGAGCGTCCAACATTGATGGCGGGCTCCATGGTTTGCGAGCTTCTTTAGTAGCTCGAGTGTCGGCAGAACGTGGTGTTCTGTTTAAATTGTTGTTATCTTTTTCAGTCATAACTATTACCTTTTAACATATTTTGCGTACTCTGTTAAGGGTACGTTTAATCTTTTTGCCATTTGAACTTCTGCTGGCGACAACTTAACTTGTCTTTTTGAGCTGGTATTACCTGCTACTCTGCCTGCCGAAGCCACCTTTTGTTGAGGCTTCGATTTAGCAGAAGACTCTTCAAACTTGTGTGGAAATTCTTGTCGCAATCTTTTATCAACTTCAGAGTAATACTCATCTGTTTTAGGATCGTATCCTTCTGCAACAAGTTTTTGATCTATGGTAAAAGCAGCCAACGTCATAATTTCGTCTTCACCAAACCATTTATTGTTCTCTACCCATGTTTCTTGTTTTTCATCTAGCTTAGGTGGAGCTTGGTATTGTGGTGCAGGTTGTTGTACGTTTTGCTGTATGTTTGTTGGTTGTACTGGTTGTTGTTCTATTGCTGTTTTTGAAGAAACAATCTTGTTTTCCTCCACAGCAATCTTAGCTAAAACATCTTGTGCTTTTGCAACCTTTTCATAATCTTGGTTTTCATGTGCAGCTTTTAAAGCAGTCATAGCTTGTTGTTTTTGTGACTTTAACCTGTTTTCAGCTTCCATAAGATAGGATCTGTCAAGGTTAGAACTTCTTGTTCTAAGCTGTTCATTCTCGGCAGCAGTCCTTTTTGCATACTCGTATGCAGACTCTTGGCCTCTTTCAGCTTCTCTTAGTTTTCTAGTAAGCGTATTAATTCTTTTTTGAACGCTTTTAGAATAATCTTCTAATTCGTCTTCTTTTTTTGCTTCAGGTGTATCAGATACATCTTCTATCTGTTCATCTGCTTCTTTGTCTTCAGACTCCATAGGAATCTTCGTTTGTGTTTTTGCTTCTTCAACAGGTTCTATTTCAACAATCTCTCCTTCTTCTACTTCTGTTTCTTCTACAACCTTTGCATTTTCTTCAGCCATTATTTCTCCTTATACTGCAAGAATATCGTCAGGATCTAAGATGGTAGCTATCACTTCATCATCGTTAATGATTCTGCATTCAGACTCATCACCAAGTTTGAAACGAGCACCAGCGTATCTGCCTATCAATACCCATTGTTTTTCCTGACACCAAGGATGATCAAACTTGCTTGCATCCTTGTAGCAATCAGGACCCATTTTTACTACATAGCCAACTACAGTAGCTAGAGATTCTCTATCTACAGTTGATTGAACTAAGTGGATTCCTCCTTCAGTAACTGCTTTACCTTTGTAAGGTAATATAAGTATCCGCCAACCTGTAGGCTGGGGCATACGATCTAAAAAAGATTTTTCTAAAAGTGTGGGGTCTAAAACCCTTGCTTGTTCTTTGACATAAGCAACATTTTCATTGCTTTCTTCGGTTTTTGTTTCTTCTTGTTGTTTTATCTCTTGTTGTTTCGCTTTTTGCTCTGCTTCAATCGATTTTGCAACATGATCAGGGATTTGTATCTTGCTCATCTTGTTGTATTTTTCCTAGCAGTTCTCTAAATATATTTTCTGCATCAGCTAGAGAACTGTAACGCCCACGCAGATATTCATATTGAGAAAAGTCTTTACACCCTGCTAACATAGCATCTTTGGTGTCCTCTCTCCTGGCTTCAAGTTCTTTTAAAAACTTGTTAGCCAGCCAAACTGGATCCATTAATAGATGCCAGAAAACTTGCCACCGAACTCGGCAGCACCCATACCTCTAGCTTTACCTTTGCCCATGCCAGGCTGAGGTTTAGTATTGGCTGAAAAAGTACCAGCTTTAGTTTTCAAAGATCCATTGCCTTTGTTGCTGTAGCTATTTTTGTTTTTCAAAACTTTGGGTGTTTTCTGTTGACTTATCTCTGTTCTTTTAATCATGTTTTTTATTATGTTTATTTATTTTGCAATTTGCAAGTTTTAATTTTTATTTTGCATATCTAGCATTTTAAAACGTGCTTGTTGTTCTAGTCTTGCTCTAGCAGTTTCATCACGTAAATCTGCTATATCTTCCATAGACTCTATTCTTTCTCTGTCAACATTAATACGTCTTTGTGCTTCCATTGCTTTACGTTTTTCTTCTTGTAAAAACTGTTGTTGTTCCATGGATAACTCTTGACCTTTGAGTGCAAGTTCTTGTTTTCTTATGGCTACTAATGGATCTTCATCACTTGGATCTTCTACCTGTTGACTGTATTGAGTAATAAGCTCTGCCATAATCGGTGCAGAGAACTGTGCCAATATATCACCTGCTTGTTGCACCATCTGTTGTGCTTCAGCAGGATTAGCCTGTTGAGCTTGCTGTTGTATTTGCTGGAACTGTTGCATAACCTCAGGTGGCATTTGTTGTTCGGCCATAGTATCTGCTTTCATTTGCAAATGTTGCATTATGTGTGAATGTATTAAAGCCTGGACCTGGGCGTTCATTTGCACAGGAGGTGTTTTTAACAAAGCGATATGCGTTGCTATATGTGCATCATGGTTCTGTTGACCAAAAGCTTGAGCTTGTTGGCCTAGTAATAACTTGTTGTTTTCAAAGCCAGCTTCTAATGGCGTAGGATCTTGTGGGGGTGGTGGTGTTAATATCTTCTCAATATTATCTACACCAATAGCTGAGTACATTCTTTTGTATGCTTCATAAGTTCCATTAGGACCGTGCACCTCTGGATTAGATTGTACTAACTGCATCATTTCTTGAGCCATGGCAATGCGTTGAGATTGACTGAATATATCGGGGTTAGAGATGGGGAATATATCTATATTATCGTCAAAATCGGATAATTTTATCGCAGCATTGCCACCAGCTACGGCATAAGGGTACTCAGGGGGGAGGTACTCCTTAAATACTTGTGCAAGTAACTTAAACTCTTTTTTCTGTGAATTATGCAATCTTTTGTGGATCGCACTTAAAACTTTAGTAGATCTTTCTAATAAAGCTAATGTTGTACCTACAGGTGCATTTGGATTGCCTTGACCTGTGTTAATTTCAGCAATAGATGCAAACTTTTTACCACCGTCTACTAAAATACCTAAAAGGTTTAATAAAGTGCCACTAGGTTCTTTAAATGGTAGTGGTTGGATAGATTCTCTTAATGATCCACCAGGAGCATCAACATCTCTAAACTCACCTGGTTGAATCGGTGTATCTTCATCTCTAATTCTTATACCTCTAGTTTTAAAACCAGCAGGTAAGTTAGCAAGAGTACCAGCGTCAATAAGCTGTCTTAGTATTGAGGTAGAAGCTTTAGATAAACCACCTATCATATGAGTTAAACCAAACCCATAAAAACCTAGTCCTGGTAAAAACTTAAAGTGGACAAAGTATTCAATCTTATTCTTCATAGGATCTTGTTCTTGGAAGTTTCTACGGATAGATAGTATTTCGTTAGATCCTGAGTCAATCGTTACGATATATGGAAGTTTTACACCTGTCAGCTCACCATTCTCATCTGTATCTTCGAAGCCATCTATGTCTAAATTACAATGAACCTCGTAAAGAATAGATACCTCTCCGTCATCGTAAGATGGCTCCATACCTGATAACTTGTTGATTTCTTCTTTAGCTTCAGAATACATATCAGGTTCTTCACCTGTATCTATATCTATCTTGCGGTAAAAACCAATAGCTTGAAGTTTTCTAACTTCGTTTTCTGGCATTTTGACTACGTTAGTAATTCTTGGGCAAGTCTCTAAGTCAGTTGTATAGTAAGGCACAATTAAATCTTCAGGTGCTACAAACTTAGATACAGCTCTACCTAAGGTTTCATCGTAGTAAATTTTCTTAAATGCAGATCCTGCAAGTGGTAAGTAAAAGAGCATCTGATCTAATTCTTCATCAAACTCTTCCATCACATGAACAATTTGATAGTTCATAAAGTCTTTGACTCTTTGTGCTTGTTCTTCTACCGCAGTATCGTATGCACCAATAACTTGTGTTTTTACAGGTCCACCGGATGGTAATAATTCTTTGTATGCTTGTGCTTGGAAAGTTGTGACTGCTTCACCTAGTAACGGATGAATGACTCCAGATGCACCTTCAAAAGGCTCAGACCTTTCATCGTCAAACTTCATACCTAGATATTTCAGACCATCGGTGTAAGTCTTTTCCCAGTCTTCACGTGATGACTTGTCTCTATCAATACCGTCTACAAGTTCGTTAGCTATTCTTCCAAGATCTGAGTCGCTTAACATTTCAGCTAAGTTTTCGTTGAACCCTGTTTCCATGGGTTCTTGCATATCAGCTTCTAATATTGCACTGCCGTCTTCTTGCAACACAAAGTCTTCCATACCAGCTTCTTCAATTGCAGCTAATGCTACTTCCATTCCTTCATCACCTAAAGGCACTTGGTTTTCTTCGTTGAGAACTGTTGGATTAATTTCTTTATCTATCGCCATTAGTAATATACCCTTCTAATCGGTGCTTTTTCCTCGTCCATATAATCATCATCCAGAGAAACTAAGCCACCCTCTCTAAATCTCATGAGGGCTTGAGTCATAGTATCACATAAATCATCATTTTTACCAAAAGGAAAAGACGCACATTCCTCAATCATTTCCTCAGCAAACTTACGTTCTGGTGCATAAACCAGGTTAGATTCAAATATAGGTGCAACCGAATGCATCCTGGTTGATTTATCGTGTCCTCTAGTTGGTGAATAATTCACAACAGGTATGCCGAGCCTTCTTAGTTCATGAGTAAGGGGTGTACCAGAGGCTTTTGCCTCAATCAGTGTCATGTCCGGTTCCCAGTATTTATATTCGTTATAGGCTATACGTTTGAGTTCAGGAAAGTCCCATCTGCCTTTTTGTGCATCGAGCAAAATAATACAGTCCGGTGAATCAGGCGTTGGTCTAAAAATACCCCATGTGGATATAGCCGAGTAGTCAGCGTTCTCTTTTTTAGAAAAAGCCGTATCGTAGCTTTGAATGATATAGCTCACCGGTGGCATAGCTTCACTATCCCAGATGTTCCACCACTCACGCTTGATAATAGAACCTTCTTCTGAAGTAGGAGTCTGCATCCACTGTGCATTCCATTTCTGCACAGGTAGCGAGGCTTTTACTTTTTCTAGCTCAGATATTTCCCAGAACTCAGGCCATAAAGCATTGTTGGTTTCAGGAAAGATAGCAGGAAACTCTACAACTTCCCACTGATCAGCGTTATCTTCTTTCTGTGCGTCAAGCAGTTTTGCTGTCAAATCAATAGATGACCAACGTGTCATCACTAGAATAATAGCTCCACCTGGTTGCAAACGCTGTCTAGGTCCAGATGTGTACCATTCCCAACAAGATTCTAACGCACTAGGGCTCAAAGCGTCTTGTTCTGAATGTGGGTCGTCTATAATCAGCAGATCCGCACCACGACCTGTAATAGCACCACCGACACCAGCAGCGAAATACTCACCGCCTTTGTTCGTTTCCCAACGACCAGCAGATTTAGAATCAGCTTGCAGTTGTACTTCGGTAAAGATACGTTTATATCTGTCGGTATCCATCATGTTTCTGACCTTACGACCAAACCTTACAGCTAGTTCGCCTGTGTGGGTGGTCTGCATAATCTTACGATTCGGCTGTTTACCCATGATCCAGGCAGGAAAATAGGTCGAACAAAACTCAGACTTGGTGTGTCTAGGTGGCATATTGACGATTAAACGGTTAATTTTGCCGTTTGCTACGTCTTCAAGCTTCTTTGCGAATATCTTGTGATGACGGCCACAAATGAACTCTGGCCACATATAATTAATGTATTCTAAGAAACTTTCTTGACATTTTGACTGTTTTTCAAGGGTTTGGAGGCGTTCTTTGAGAACCAGAGTTTCTTTTATCTCTTGATCCGATAAGTGTGCTAGGTTCATAACTCAGCTAACATCCTGTCTATTTCTACAGGTCCACCTAGTTTGAAAGCGTCAATACCTTTATCTTTGATAGCTTCAACTAAATCATCAGTAAATTTAAGGTAAGTTCCATCGTATTCGCTATCTGTGCCCTCTACTTTAGAAATCATACCCTTTTGATTAGCTCTGTTTGGTATAAGTTCATCTAATATCTTTTGTATTTCTTTCTCACCGCTAGTGTATTGTTGTACGATTCTTGTTGGACTACCCTCAGTTTGTGCTTGTTTATTACCAATATGCACACCTTGTCTGCCTTTTCTGTAAGCATCAAGAACTCTGGCTCTTACAGGTAGCTTCATATACTTAGAATTACCGCCATCAAAGTATGGATCTATTTTCATGCCAAAGTCTTTAGCGTTAACACTAACAGCTTTCTTCAAAGCTTTAACACCGTCAGCTAATTCAAGCATGGTGCCTCCTTGTCCAGCTATATCATCAAAGTAAGCTTTAGCTAAGTCTGCTGGATTATTTGGAACATCAAAGTATTTTAGTCCTCCAGAACCATCTGGTGTATAAAATATCTCTTCTGTAGTTTTATCTAAAGATTCAGAGAAAGGTCTGCCTGTTATACGCTCTATATCTCTAGGTGTTATATCTAGCTTATCTATACCAAAACGCAACACATCTTCGTTCAGTGCGTCTGATATTTTATCTATGTCTACAGGAACGCCATCAGCAAGGGCTTTGTTTACTAGATCTACTTGTTTGTTATAGTCTTTAAGCTTTTTAAGTACGGCTTTTTGTTGTGTTGGATCTACAAAACCACCTCTTGAGGCAGGTGATTTACCTAGTATTTTGTTTTGTATTTTGTTTATAGCAATACGTCTGTCGTATATTTCTTTAAGGACTGCACGTGTTTCTGCGTTGTCAGGATATATTTTATTAAGTTCTGTTCCAGGTGAGTTTAAAAAATAGAAATTTTCAGGAGTCATCTCTCTATATCCAGCCTTCCCTTTACCTTTTAAAGAATTACGGAATGCATCATCTGCAAACTCTGTGAATGAAAACTCTCTACCGTAATCATCACCTAATTTTTGTGACAAAGCGTAGAGTTCTCTATCGGGTGTAAAATACTTACCTGGTATTCTGTTAGCCAAATCAGTGTCAGTAAATACTTTGAAAAGATCATCGCCTAAGAATTTTTTAACTTTGTCCATATCACCATTAACAAAAGCATCAACAAATTTAGGGTTTAAGTTTCTACCAAATGCTCCTGCTTGAGTGCTTGAACCCCCAAGCATTGTTTTCATTTCTTGGGCATAGCTAACACGTGCATTATTGATATTACGTAACTGTAGTGCATCTATGTTGCCAATCATGGATTTTGTGTCGTTAAACTCACGCACTTGTTTAGGCAAATAAGTATCAGCGACTTCTCCTTGGAAGTCTGATTGAACTCTGAAGATACTGTCTATTTGGTCGCCTTCTTTTAAATTTATCTCATCAAAAGCTTTTTGTATCTGTTTACCTTGGTCTATGTATTCTCTTGAAGTATCAAAGCCATAAACTAATTTGAATCTTGCAGCAGGATCGTTAGTGCCAACACCATCAAATACATAAGACTTGTTTGCGTCAGACATATCTGGATAAAGTAAATCTCTGTAATGATCTTTCTTACCTCTATATTCGCCTGAGCCTCTAACAAAATACACAGCTTGGCCTTGTGTTCTTTGTAAATCTCTATTAGCAAATCTAGTATCAGGTGCTTCAAGGTTATCTTTTGGGACTCCACGCATTTGAATAGCATCTCTTTGCGATCTATCCATGTAATCGTCTAGGAACTCACGGGATACAGTTTTAGACCCTGCGGCTTCATTTAAGAACTTGGGATTGATTTCATTAGCCTCGTCTAGGATTCTTAGTAATCTAAGCTCTCCTTTAGGTATACCAGCGTCAACTAAACGCTTAACCCACTCTTCGGGTTTGAGGTTTTGAACTTTCTTACCCGGAGACTTAGGATGTAAGCCATTTACCCATTTTCTAGCTTTAGAGCCAAGTTTTATACGTGGTTGGCCTGTATTATAGGATATTTCATCTATACCTTTAGGTTGGAAAGGTTGTACTTCAGGGAGCTCAGGTTCTACTTTCTTAGGAGGTGCTGGTGGTAACTGCTCCTGTGTAGTGGGAGTAGGGGATTGTGGAGCATCTGCGGTTTTGCTTGCAGCTTTTACACCTCTAGCACCTCTAAGAAATCTAAATAATGGTATTAAGCTTATGCCAGAAAGAGCAGCTAGGCCTGTATTTCCTGCCGCACCAAGGTAATCTTTGTCTTCTATGTTAGTTTTAGCCCTAGTACCAAACTCTCCTACTTCATAGGCTGCAAGAACATCACCAACTCCAGGCGATATGCTAACGGCTATCTGGTCTACGACAGGTAAGTCTTCAAAAGTTCGGTAGGCTTCACGAATGTTGCCCTCAGCTATCTTGGAGCTTAGGTCTGAAAGTATCTCTTTTCTTTCAGCCATAGCAGGCTATATGGATATATCGTCTAGTATTCTAGATATTTGATCTTGTTGTGGAACTTGTTGCATTTGTGAACCCATTGGACTTGTAGCTATTTGTGCATTTGCTCTTTGACCTTGAATAGCTATTTTTTGTTGTTGCAACTTATCTATTTCATTAGCTACGGCTTGAGCTCTATCAAACTCTTGATTACGAACTACCATGTCATATTCTTGCATGAGGTTGTTAATCATAGAATCAATGGTAAACATTTGACCTTCAGGTGTTCTCATTTCAAATCTAGGCTCGTTGTCGGACATAGTTCTTCCAGACTCACCTAACATATCTCGCATATTCATTAGATACCAAACATCTCCCTAGCCATCTGTAGTTCTTCCATAGTTACGCCAGCTTCTTTAAGAAAAGCCTGTATTTCTTCATCTGAGGCACCTTGAGATACCATTTGTTGTAAAATATTTAATAATTGTATGAGGGCTTTCTTTGCCTCTTCTTGCTCAGAAACTGATATTTGATCTAATTCTTGTTGCATTTGACCAGCAGAATTTTGGGGGGCAGGAGTCCCTGGCATCATTACTGGGTCAACCTGCATATTCATGTCGTCATCCATAGAGAACCTCTTAGTTAAAATCCGATATTAACATAAAAAAACTAGGTATGACTAGCATTGTGCTACAAATGTATTTTGTTTGTGTTTGTTATTAACCTTGTGTGTGTATATATACCGTAGGTACCAATTTGTCCCCCCACCCCCCAAATAATAGGATCCGACTCCGATATTTGTGTATCTAAAAGAATCCTAGACATAAAAAAAGGGAGCGTATTGCTCCCTCATTCCTCCGACTATTTATTAGTTTAGTTCAACTCACCTTCATGAGTTAAAAGTTCTCCAACAGATACTCCGTCTCCATGTTGAATATTAGTTACAGCTTGAGATAAATGTCTCATCTCAGCATGAACGCCACCTGCTTGGATGATGTGCATTCCATTGATGATTAGACTGTCACAGTTAGTCTCTATGGCTTTGCCAACAACCTGCGTGCCTGTTTCATCGTATAAGTTTATTTCTATCTTCATATTAACCTCCTATTGGTTTTGTTTAAAAGATAATTCATTTTAAGTTATTAGTTACATTTTGTCTACTCTTTTATAGAACTTTCTTTTGCTGCCTAATTCATAGATGAACAACCCTTTCCTGGTCAGGTAGCCGGGCATCTTCCGGATAAATTCCTGGGCTTGTGTTTCGCACTCTTTCAAAGTAGAACCCCAAACCCGAGGTTTCCCGAGATGGCAGTACCCGACATACCCCAGCCTCACCCGGCAGATCTCCAGGGCTTGTGTGTGTAAGGCTTATGTGCTGGCTGTAGGCCAGGACCAGGACTAATCACTAGACCCGACCCGACAATAGGAACACCAGCACATACACGCCAATTGTTATTAAGAACAATGTATCCATTCATTCTTCCGTATAACCGTCAAACCAAACCCCTTCCTCCCGGGTGTCGTCTCTCTGGCAATGCTCCTGAGCTTCTTCTAAGGTCAACCCAGTTTTAACTGTTTCGCGAGCTGGACCTGGAAACCCGTCCTCTTTATAAAATCTAATTATTTTGTACACATTACTTCTCCTGTAATTAAAAGCTTATTGAATCACACTGTATACAAAATGTCAACACCCTGCTCATCCAGGCCAGATCTACCCAGGCAGATCCAGATCCCCTGGTATTAGATCCTTGTGTCTGTAATATCTGTGTCTCTAGCTATGCTAGACCGAAAACCCGACAACCCGACTCCCGACATAAAAAAACCCGACACTAGGTCGGGCTTCTCTCCTCTCATCTATCTTTCACATAACTACCTCTCTCATAGTTTCAAAGTGTCTTGTGATATTAACACCAACTTCGTATTCACTTCCGCATGACTCACAATGCCATTCTTCTACTTCGCCTGTAGCGATGTCTCTTTGATAACGTAATTCATCTTCATTACACTTGGGACAAACTTGCACACACATTACTTAGCTACCTCATCAACAATAGCCATGATGATTTCTTTGACTCTTGCTTGTGCGTTTGGCTCTAGCAATGCTATAGCTAACTTATCGCTTACTTGCCTCTTAACATTCCAATCATCTTTGTGCCAATTCAACATATACTTACCATCATAGCTAAAAACACTACTAACATTATAAGCACCATTCTTGCTCATAGTATTGTAATTGGCTATATCTTCGTTTACTGACTTCTCTCGTAGATTAAGTTCTTGGCAAAGTATGTCAATTTTTCTTTTCATCTTTCGTAGCTCATCAGTCTTCTTAACTAACGCTTTGTAGTCAGCAGACTTCTTAGCTTTTTCTATTTGCTTGTCAGCTTTCTCACTAACACCCTCCATAATCTGATTGACTATGGCTTCTTGTTCAAATTTTCTAATCATATTACTTCTCCTATAAAGTTAATTTGAGTCTTTAATATAACATAGTGGATACAAATTGCAACTCTTTATTAAAAGATGTTTTTTAGCTTACTCCAGCAGCCAGAACCCAGCCGGAAGATCCCAGCCAGGTATGTGTTATCCGGTGTGGATCTGTGTTATATTGTGTGTATAGTCTTTCCCGACCCGACCCGACCCGATTAGCCCGACAACCCGACAGATAGCCCGACTGTAGCCTGTTTTTGTTTAGCTTTTTTATGGAGAGAGTGGACGAGAGAGGGGACAGATGCGATTAATCCCCAAAATCCCTCCATATAAATCCATTCTATTATATAAATAAGATACATTTTGTTTACTATAACTATTGACATTATGGATACAAATAGTATCATTAATAGGTGAGGTTAGCACATAGAAGAGGTAAGCTATTAAATTGATACCTGTACTCTACTTGGTCGCCAACGCTTTCGAGCAAGTCGCCGATAGTATCAAACGAGATTATAAACAAAGCCTCACACTTTATTAACCCTTAAACTTATAGGAGAGTAAATATGGGAACGAGAAGTAATATCGCTTACGAGCAACCAAACGGAAACGTAATAGTGACTTATTGTCATTGGGACGGCTATCCAACCTACAATGGTCAAGTATTAAACGACCATTATAACAACCCCAAGAAAGCAGAAGAGATAGCCAATCAAGGTTATATCAGTTCGCTTAAACCAACAGTAAAAGAGTCAATAGAGGATAGGGCTAATCATGATGAACCTATGTTGTATAACTCTTTGAACGCTTATCTTATGGATATGAATTGGGACATAGAATACGCTTACATCTATTCACACAATCAATGGTATTGTAATGACCATAATCTTATGAATGTCGACCCTGATACCTTTGAAATTGATAAGAGCAACACACTCAAAGCATCACACTTTGAACCTTTATGGTCTGTGCTTGTGAGACACCAAAAGGAGTCAGCATAAATGGATAACCATAAACTTACATTTAGATCTAATAAATCCCTAGTCAAATTGGCTAGGGAGACTCTCACTAACAGTAATTTTAAAATTGCTTATCGTGATAAATACACCACAGATAAATGCTTTTACCTTGTCAAAGATGACGGCATATATCTTATGGAAGCATACGACACAACCAAGACACCTACAGAAAATGGAACTGTAGTCTATGCAAGTGGCTACAACCCCAAGTATAACGACAACGTATGGGAAGACTCATATCAAGTCAGTTCTGATGACTTTGCTGATAATATGTATTTTACTGATGAGCAGTTAGAACGCATTGCTAGTGGTGGAGATATAGAGATAACCATAACCCCTGATACATACGAGGTGAGAGCATGAGCAATATTGATAGAACCAAGATACCAAAACATTTACGCCACTTATCCGAGTGGAGACTAAGAGCATTATTTTATTTATTTAGAGGGAGAGTTTAACCATGTCAACATATTACCGACCAACAACACCGATACCATTACGTGCAATCAAAATTAACAAGAATTTAAAAGAGCTTGGTTTTGAAGTCATAGAAGATGAGAACGGCACTTATTTTCATCTTGAGGGCAACTATATACATTATGCAGTTGATAACCGTGAAAACGTCATTGATGTATTTAGATATGGTGGCAACAATGCTTCCAAAGTATTAGAACCTCTTGAGCATGAGTTTGAAGTTAATTTTATCTCCGAGTATGACGAGGAATATAACGACTATGCTGATGAAGATACAGGAGTCATTCGTATTCATATAGGAGATTTAGTCAATGACAGTTGATACCATGTTCATAATAACCATTGTATGCTACGTCATTGCATACATAGTCTCACAACCTGAATGAGAAGATTTAACATTAAGATAATCTCATTTGACCCCGAGAAGTATGACTTGCAACGATACCAAAATATCGAGCAAGTCGGCTTCAAGGTAGGCTACTTAGTCTATGAAAATCAAAAACACACTCACACAGCTTGGTTTAAAAACCATAGACAGCTTTTTAAACATTTAGATAAGTTCTTGAACAATCCAAACTAATTTGCTATATTCGGGCTAAGGCATAGTCTGATTTAGGTATTACTTCTCAATCCCTCTCCACCCAATCTTGTTATGCCTTTTTATCTTTCTTACCCTCAGATACAACCTCATAGTGATTAACCTTGCCTTCTTTAATGGCCTTAGCAAAGAGTTTTTCTAGTTCTGGGTAAGTCTTGGCAATTAATTCTTCATCTGTGTATAAGACAGCTTTAATCCTGTTCATCTTTCTCAGTCCAACCTTCTTCCCATGCTTCTTCTTCCTCTAAATCAGTCTCTTGGTCTATTGCTTCTTGTTCTTTCTCCTGCTGATCTACCAGGGCTGGATCCGGCTCCGGTTCAGTCTTATCTTCCAGGACCACGTTGCCCATGAGCTGAGATAACCTGGCTTCGACTTCCTCCCGACTCATTTGATCTACCTTACCGAACATTACCTCTTTACGATCTACAATAAGACCCCCGACCTTTAACAAAGAGTTTTGAGCTGAGATAGCTGCATTAAATGATCCAGCCTCCATAGCCTTATCACGTATATCATAGAGATCCTGGACAGCCCTGTCATAGTTTAGCTCATACTTCTTCTTAGCCTCATTCATCAAATAGTTATACTCCTTACGAATCAAGGGCTTGTTCATGAGTTTGTTTGCTGCTTGTCTTGGGGAAGTGTATCCAGCTTTGTAGGCACACTCTACTAAAGATAGCCTGGGATTATTGACTGCTATCCAAATAAAGTTTCGTTGTCGTCTGTTGAGGGAGTTATCGAGGTTGCAATATTCAATGGGAGCTTCTTCTTCCGCAGATATGATAGGTTCATACTCTAGTTTATTTTTTCTATTTCCCATGTATGTTTCGCATATTAGAGTTTGGCGTAAGCTTAATAATACTTACCCCCACTTTACCCTAAAGTGTATTGAGAGGATACTTGAGAAGTATAGATCTAGTCAAGTATTTTATAAATTATTTAGTAAGTTTTCTTCACTCTCTAATGACAAAAATGAAAAAAATACAATAATCGTCAAAAGCCCATTCTTATCACGTTTTTAGCTGTCAGACACTTTTGACAATAATTGACAATAATCTATTTTGGGACTGTTTTGTCAATATATTGAGCTAAAACCTCATCAACGAGCTTTGCAAGTTCTTTATCCTGGAACTCTAAACTTAGCTGTGCCAAGCAAAAACTGATGGTGGCCAAGGCAATGTTAAGTCTATCTTCGCCTCTATAAACCATGTTCTCAAACATACTATCTAAACGACTAACGACTTCTTGTAGAGTGGGCTTACCCATTTTATCTTTAATCTCTACTATTTTTGCCATATCGCATCATAACACGATATTTTAATAAATGGTTAATGCCTCTCCATGCGAGCTGGTATAACAACTTCCCAGTTGCATTGATCACAACAACGACCATTGTTTACAGGTTGTGCGTTATTACCTTGATCCCAAACCACCTCACCAACAGAATTACGCAATGGCTTGATATGTCCATTACAGATACTGCATCTTACCTTATCTAACTCAACTATCAGCATAATCCATCTCCTTTAATATGTGCTTGATAACCTCAACAGTCCAACCATTACCCAACATCTTGTATCTTTGCGTGTTTGATACATGGTTTGTATAGTTATCTGGAACTGTTTGCAGTCTTTCACACTCTAAAGGCGTTAGTTTACGCCAATGCAGTTCATCAACACTGTCCCATTCATGTCTATCATAAGATCCTCTACCACCAGATCTAACTGTTTTAGACTTAGATCTAATCTTAGATTCCTCTACTACAACACTATCTTTGCTTACTGTTGTAAGTGCGTTTGTCTTATTATCCTTTCGCAGTTCTAACATTTGTGTTGTTTTACCTGCAACTGAATCGCCAAATCTATCCATACGCTTACCATCTTTATCATAAGCTCTACCAACAATACGGCCACCAGTCACGACTTTCGGCTCACGATTACCACCTTGGCAAGTGTTTACTGTAGGAGACTTACCATCTGGACTATAGACTCGTTTGAGTATGTCATGGCCATTTATGTCTGTAGCTGTTCCTATCTGCAATGGTTTATTTACTAACTGTCTTCGGTATTTATCTTTGTAATGATGTGGTTTTGCACCTGTTTTAGAGTAATTAGCATCAATACAATAGCTTTTGTCTCTATCACTATCGTAGTTATCTTCAAGAATATCTCTTAAAACTATGCCTTTATCCTCTGGTTGCTGTATTCCTGGAATGTTTGTCCAGTAATATCTTTGCCTTGACTGAGCAGATACAAGAGAACTGTTGATAAATATCGGCTCTATACCAAACATTATCTCTGGATAACATTCTGATACTTGCTCAGATATAACCTGTAAGTATTCTTTCTTCATTCTTACATTCTCTAATAAGAAATACTTTGGTTTGATTGCTTTGAGTAATCGTATGAACTCAAAGAACAATGCTGATCTAGGATCATCAAAAGCAAGTTGTTTACCAGCAAAACTAAATCCCTGGCATGGTGAACCGGCAAGTATTAGATCTATGTCTTTGTAATCTTCTGGATCTAAGTCGCAAACATCTCCAACATGGATAGTATCTGGATAGTTTGCCTGTGCAACCTGGATAGCATACTTATCTATCTCACTTGCATAATATTTGTCTACAGGTATGCCAAGTTGATCCAATGCAATACGACCACAAGACATACCATCAAATAGACTTAGAACTTTCACAAGGCAGACTCTCTGCTGTTATCTTCGTCATAAAAGTTTATAAGATCACCCTGCGGATCATAAGATTCCATACCTACATTTAATATATGGTATTTCTTGTATGCGGACAGCACTGAATCCACCTTTTTATTATTGTAATCATCTACAGCTTGTTCATAAGATAGACGCATCATCATGTAAAGATTGTTTGATTTACTCATTATTTTACCTCTCAATGTTTCTTTTTGTGTAATTAATTGTTACTCATTGTAGACATTATACATAAAATCAATTAAGATACAAACATACATATTAAGGAGAAGTATATGGCTAAATTAGAAAAAGATATATCTAATAATGTGTCTGATGTTATAGATGAAATTATTAGTATTACCAACCCATCTAAGGAAGACTTAGAGAAACAAATAGAGCAAGATAAGATCAACTATCTTGTATGGCAATGTGGTGTTGCTATCAAAGAACTACAAGAAGCAGTTGATGAATTAGCTAAATCAAACAAGGAGGCATCATGAGTAAACAAGAATACTATGAGGCTAACAACGATTTAGCTTTTAACTTAACTGTTGATGCACTTGGTAAATATGCAACTAAGTGTAAGAAAGATGAGAAACGCAAAATGATGGATCCGATTCTTGGATCTTATTTGTTAACACATCAATTAGCTTGTGCATTGTTATATAAAGCAGAAGGTTATGAACAAGAGCTTGTAGACATTATGCAAGAAGCAATTAAAGATGCTAAAGAAGTTGTCAAAAATTCAAGGAGTGTGCAATGAGTGATGTAAAGCTACCAGATATGCTAGAGGATTATCCACATAAAAAGATTGGAGATGCTTTTTACTTTCCAAACCTGGATAACCAAACTTACCATAATGGACCTGGAATATCCTCGTCTAACATACGAAGATTCAGTCAGAGTCAGCTTCATGCTTTTGAAGAAGTAATAGAGCCAACACCTGCTATGAACTTTGGATCTGCTGCTCACTCTCTCATTGTTGAGGGAGAGGGTGCTTTCTTTACAGATGTCGTGACTATATCGGGATCTCCATACACTAATACAAACAAAGCTTTAAAGAAAGAAAGTCTTGATAAAGGTTTGATTGTTATTAATGAAAAGGACAAAGATACCATATATAGCATGAATAACAGCTTAGTAACGGAGGCGAGAGCTTATCTAAATCCAGATAAAGACTATCCCCAGGTTTTTGATTCACCCTACGAGGTGTCTATTTACTGGTATGAACGAGGATTGCTATGTAAAACTAGAGCAGACGTGGTGCTGAATCCATTTCAAATGCCACAAGGAGAAAACTCTATTGTCCTTGTAGATTACAAAACTAGTAGCGATTGTTCTATTAGAGGATTTACTAATTCTGTTAGACGTTATTCTTACGACCTTCAAGCAGCTTGGTATAAACGTGGCTTTGAACAAGCAGGTTTTAAGGTGCATGACTTTGTTTTTGTAGCACAGGAAAAGAAAATACCTTATGCTAACAAAGTATTCAAAATGAACCATTCCGATATGGAAATAGGTTGGAACTTTCTTAGTGATCATTTAGAAGAATACAACAATGTTTTAAACGGTAAACCAGCTACTATATACAATAGTCCTAATGTTGTAGATATAGACACTGGTAATTTTTATAGAGAGGAATAACACAATGATAAAGAAGTTTTTTATCAAACTAGATAGATTTATTTATAAACACTGGAGCAGAACTGCCAGATCTATAATGCGTCTTTTTGGCATGAAGGTTGAACAAGACATAGACTGGTTGAATATGCACAACAATATGATGGAGGATGGAAAAAATGTTTCCAGAGATAGATAACGTAAACCACCCGGCACATTATAATGCAGGTGGCGTGGAGTGTATTGAGGCAATTAAGTCTGCACTTACAAGAGAAGAGTTCCATGGATATTTAAAGGCCAATGCCATGAAATATATTTGGAGAGAAAATTACAAAGGCAAAAACATTGAAGATCTACAGAAAGCAGTCTGGTATCTCAATCGCTGTATTAAGGAATTGGAGGAGATGTGATAGATCTAAATTTACTCATTGGGCTTACAGTGTGTCTCCTTATAGCATACGCTTTCTCCCAACAAGAACCATAAGAAAAGGGGCATAAAGCCCCTTCTTTTTTTGTGCCTACCTTAGAAAGGTGGGACAGCTTCTTTTGGTGGACTCATGTTAGCATCAGCTTCTGGCAAATATAATCTGATCTTAGTCTTCTTAGTATTTACCACACCGTTGTCACCTTGGAACTGATCATCAATCTGTTCAGTTTTAAGTATGAGTCTTTTACCTACAAAGTCTGTATGACTTTCAGGATACTTCTTAAATCCAACAGCTTTCGTAAGCCTGGTGAATATCTCCGTGCTTATTCTTTTGTTGTCTTCATTAGTAGCCCATAGGTTATACCATTCGTTGTGGTCTTTGTATTTACCACCGTCTAGTTGAAATGTAACTTTCAACGTCCAATTACCAGCATTAGATTTATATTTATCTGTAGCAATAACTTGTGCGTTATGCTCTCCATCTGGTGCAAGAGGTGTGCTGTTAGATGACAGCTCCTCTAAGTTATCAAAAAATTCTACATCACCAAAATCAGACATTCGTTTCTCCTATATTATTATTGGTTAATGAAAACCCTAACTTTTCAATTAAGGCACTTATATTAGGTTTCTCAAAATTATCAAGTTTACCACTTCGGTCTTTAGCTTTGTAGCCTTGTCCGTATGCGGTTTGCAACCACCTAGTTTGCACATTCTTACCATCCTCATCTTGATCTTCAATGATGCGTAAAGCAAGAACTTCGTCAAAGAAATATGTTATTGATTCGCCTAACTTAGTTCCCACCATCTTAGGTGCGTGTCTAAGAACACCATCATCATTAACCACATCTTCTTTACATAAAAATAATACGTGCATATTTAGATCTCTAAAAGCACGCATTAAATTAGTAACGGATTCCTGAACATTACCATATGCCATACGTGGATCTTTACTACGAGACTTCTCCCATACCAATAAAATCTCACTTATTTCGGATACTGAATCCAAAACAACTGTGTCATATTGTAATTGACCAGACTTAAGAGCATTATGAAGTTCCATTACTTCAGCAGCTTCTTTAACTTCTATAGCATCAACATTGCCTGCATCTCTAATAGAGAGCAGTCCAGCTTCAGCACTTATTACAAGAACTTTACCTGGAGCAGTTTTAGCTAGAGTTGTTTTACCCGCTCCGGCCATTCCATATACCAAGATTTTTGCACCTTGATCCTGGACCAGCTTTTGCGGAGATACAATTCTATTTGATAATTCCATTTCTCAATCTCCTTTAAATTAAAATTAACTTGCATATTATATACTAGATAGATACAATATGTAAAACTTATTTTTACAATATGTTGACAAGGAGAAGTAATGGACAATATAGATAAAGAAACCCACACCTGGCAGGCTAATTATTATTTTAGGACAAAGACATTAGCAACAAGAAAACTTAAGGAATTTGAAACCATGGGAATAAAACCAAATCATACTGATAGAAAGGTTAAGAAGTATACCCTTAGAGATTACATTGAGTTCTTAGGACAGAAGGAAGCTGCAAAACAGTTTGGATGTTCTGAGGCTTCTTGCAAGTCTTGGAGGTATGGGTATCGACAACCGACAATAAACCAAGCAAAGCAAATCATACGAGCAACTGATGGTAGATTAGATTATGAGTCTATTTATGGACCTATAGCTGAAATACTAGAAACAGAAGCTTAATGTGTTTGAGCTAAATATAACTGAGGATAATTCTTCCTTAGAGCAAGCACTCGCCTATTATGATGAAGGCTACAATGTTGTGCCCTTGCAAAGGTCAAACAAAAAGCCACCATCTTTTCTTGGTAGTTGGGAACAATATAAAGAAACACGGCCATCGAGAGAGTTAGTAGAGTCTTGGTTTAAAGGTAGAGACAACCTAGTCGTTGCACTAGTTTGTGGTAAGTTTGTCGTTGTAGACGCAGACTCACCAGAGGCTATGGATTGGGTTGAGAAGAATCTACCAGCCTGTCCTTACAAAGTTATTACAGGTAAGGGTATGCACTATTACTACAATAACCCAGAGAACTATACGACTTTTGCTACAAGAAGAACTGCTGAAACACCTATAGAACGCTTAATAGATATACGGGGTGTTGGCGGATTAATAATAGCACCATACAACAGACACGCTAATGGTCAGGTATATAAGCCTGTAACCTTTCCAGATTGGAAGATCTATGACCATAGTGATTTGCCAGACTTTACAGAGGTTGAGTTTCAAAAAATAACTGGTGTTCCTAAAACTGATACAGGTGTTCAAACTGCACCCTTCTCACTAGATGGTGTATTAGAAGGATCCAGGAACGATCAAGCTGCACGTATTGCAGGGTATCTTATATCTAAGAATGTAAACTTAGAGTTTGTTAGGATCTTTTTGCAAAACTGGAATACCAACAATAACCCACCCTTACCACAATCAGAGATAGATGGCGTAGTAGAAAGCGTCAAGAACACACACGATAGAAAGAATCAGTTAGCACCATTATTTACCCAAGTTACAGAAACCATACAAAAACCAAAAGATCTATTCAATCCTCCAGGCCTGCTTAAAGATATGTTTAAGTTTTGTGAAGAGATAGCACAAGTGCCACAGCCTGAACTATCACTTGTAGGTGCATTAGCCCTAGCTAGTGTTACCTGTGGACGTATCTATAGAACCAATATGAATAACTTTTCTTCTATGTATTTCATGGGTATCGCTAAGTCAGGTCAAGGTAAAGAAAATATAAAAACATTTGTAGAGTCAGTATTAAACGCATCTGATTATGAAAAGCTTGTTGTAGGTGATGGTTATACATCAAGTGGTGCTGTTCACTCGGTATTAAAGATGCGTCCAACACAGATAACCATTATGGATGAATTTGGTAAAAGATTAGAGGCTATAAGTAATTCAGGTAATACCAATAAAGAGGATGGTATACAAACACTCATGGAAGCCTGGGGTCGTTGTCATGGCACATTAAGACCTGATAACTACTCTTTAATGAATGTTCAAGAACAATATAAAGAAATGATGATGAGCCGTGTTACCCATAAACCAGCTATAACATTGGTTGGCTTATCAGTTCCTAAAAACTTTTATAGTGCGTTAAATGGTGGCAGGATTGCAGACGGGTTCCTAAACCGCTTTGTAGTCGTTGAATCAACTGAGCCAAGGAGAGTGGGTGAACTCAAAAGATTCAAATCGCCACCAACCTCTATAGTCAACTGGGTCAACTACATAAGAAGACCCAGAGGAACTATGAGTGATTTATCTAGGGACAATGCAGAAATGGATCTAGATCAGATTGTATTAGACTTTGATAGGGAGTCTGAAGAAATACTACAAGACTTTGCAAGAGAAATAATTAAAAGACAAGATATATTAGAAAAAGATAACCTAGAGCCTCTTCTAAGCCGTTCTAAGGAGAAAGCAATGCGTTTATCGTTGTTATGCACTCTTGCCTCTAATGCTGACGCTAAGATGATTACAGGAGATGTAACAAAGTGGGCTGTAGACTTTATTAGATATTATGACCTGTTATTCATAGAAGCTTGTAGAGATAAGGTGGCTAGTAGTGCAACTGAATCTAAGATCAAGCAAGTATTATCCTTTATTAGATCCAGGAATGGAGAGGGTATATCTAAACGTGAAGTAGATAGACACGAACTATTCCGTAGTATGAAGTCTTATGAAGTCAAAGAAATTATTGAAAGACTTAAGAATGCAGGAGAGATACAAGAGGTTGAGATAAAGATAGGTGGTAAAGGAAGACCTGCTAAACGCTTTGTAGCTGTAGATCCAAACTTCTTTGCTGATTAAAGTATAGGTCTACCAGCTACCTGTTCTGCAAAATCTAATCTTTCTTGCGATAAAGGATCTGTCGGTGTCTGTGGTGTTTGCACTGGTGCTATCTGTGGTAGTCCTGGTTGTGTAATGAGTGGTGCTAATACTCTTTCTCTTAGTTCCTGGAATGTTGACGCACCTTCTTGTGTTGCACCAGATACATCATCACCTGTAATACCAACAGCCGTTGCACTAGCACCTAGTCCAGCATCAACTAATCCTGTTAGTTCTTCTGTAAATGGTACGAGTTCACCATCAATAAATCTTACACCTGCTTGTCTTGCTGCTGTATTAAATATCTTCATGGCTTGTGCTATAGATCCTTGATCAGTTTTTGACATAAGACTTACAAAAGTTCTGTTAGTAAATAAAGCTCTTACAATAGCTAAACTAGTTAATATAGGTAAGGTAGATAAAGGATTAAATACAACACTAGCTGCAATACCTGCAGCAACAAGACCACCAGCTCCACCACTTCTACCAGATTCACCAATAGTTAATACGTCTATTTCTTTTTGGAAGTTACGCAAACCTTTTGCTATATCTCTGCCAAACATAGCTTCTAGTGTTTCATCACCGTATGAGTCTAGTGCAGTCTTAAGGTTTTGATGTTTAAATAAATCAGTAATTTTACCTTTACCATTGAAGTCAATAGACTTAGATAAAAGCTTTTGCATACTAGCTTGTTGTATGTTGTTAAACACATCAGGGCTAACTGTAGCTTTTAATCTTTCAATATTACCTGCTGAACCAGGTCTAAAGATACTATTAACTGTTTCTTCTATACCTCTTTCAGGTAATTGAGATATGGCTCTGTTTGCTTCAAACTTGGCTCTCTCGTCAGAGGCTTCAGCTAATTCTTTCAATCCTTTAATAAACGCCTGGCCTTGTTGATTTGCATTTAAACCTTGACTAGCATTCTTAGTAGTAAAGTCATTTACAAGGTTTTTAAGTGCTTGTGGTTTAAGATTTGGACTAATCATGTTTAATTGATCAATCGTTTCTTTTACAAGCTTGCCAGAGGTTTGACCTGTAGTTGAGTCGGTAAAAAGTGAGTCAAACTTACCAACATTTTCCATGTCAAACTTTTTAATCTGTCTTGCAAACTCTGTAAAGTTTACATCTGTTAAACCATCTTTTGTTGCACTTTGAAAAGCATCTGCAAAAAGTCTTTGTTTTAGTTGTGCTTTTAGTGCATTCTCTGTAGTTATAAATTTACCTGCATCATCTGTACTTGCTTTACCAATTCTCTGAAGATAAAGATCATATTCACGTAATGCTTCAAAAACATTATCAAGCTGTGTTTTAGTTCCTTTGAGTATTGCATCTGAATAAACTCTGTCTGCGTTAATAGATCCTTTCTTTGCATTGGATATAAGTTTTTCCATTTGCAAAGTATCAAAAGGTTGCATCCTTTCAAAATGTAGTTTATTTGCGTCTCTAAGGTCTGATACGGCTCTTTTAATTAAAATGTCGTCTTCAGGTCTAAGTCTTAAACCATCTCTTGCTAAAGCTTCTTTAATTAACTTTGTACCGTCTCTTTCTAGTTCCGTAAGTATACTGTCACCATTATTAAGACTTCTACCGTTTACCATATTGTAGTCATCAAGTGTTCTCATAACATCTGTAAGTAACTTTCTTTCATGGGATGTTCCAATAACTTCTGTAGTAAAGTCCCTAATATTACTAATATCGTTTCTTATTTCTTGTAAGCTTATTCCAGGTCCATCACCATCTATTGCTTTTTGAGCTCTTGCTGCCATGTTTTTTAAGATGCCATCTAGTTGCTCTACTACACCACCAGATATTTCTTGACCCGGTTGTTTAAGTTTCCAAAAGTTACCACTTTGTTTGTAAGATGCTACAAGATCTTCTGCGACTCTTACGTGCTTGAGAATTACATTGTTTATAGCTTTGTTGATAATTCTTGCTTTTGTTTGATCTGTTTCATTTTTAAGAGATCCCACTATTGGGTTGCCTCTACCATCAATCTCTATTTTATTAGGGCTAGCAATATCTAAGAATTTTTTATCTACAGCTCTATATCTTTCACCACTTTCTCTTGTGACTGCACCTCTAGCCGCAGATAAAGTATCTTTGAGAGTTTCACCAAAGGCTTGTCTTGATGGTACTGTGCCATAGTTACTTACCTCTAATATATCTTCGCCTATATCACCAAGTAGTTTTTTAAGTGTGTTGGTTACTTCAGCTTCTTGTAATCTTAGTTTCTGTAGAGCAGCATTTACTTGTTCGTCTAATCCTGCTTTGGAAGATTGCGATATATAAGAATTTAGAGCCTCTCTTTCATTTTTAATACCAGACAAAATGTTATCTAGTTCAGCTCTTAATACAGCTGCATTAGCTTTATCTCTGTTATTACCAAGAGTTTGTTCGGCAAATTGTTGATATTTACCTGGGAGCATTCTTTCTAATGTTTGCTGTGATGGTATGGCACCTTTAGAGTAACTGTAATCAAATCTTTTTACTTTGCCATCTTTAATCGCTTTCTTGATTTCTCTTTCAGTCGCTTCTCTTCCTAAGCTTTCATCTAATTTCTTAACATCGTTCCAACTTCTGTTTTTAGTTAGCTGATATACAATCCTTTGATTTTCAATAGGAGCACGTTTGCCTAAAAACATTCTGTATACTTTTGCAGGTATTTCACCTAGAACACCTTGGCCAACAGATCCAATAATAAATTCTTCTTTTAATAAGTCACTTACTTCATCTGCATCTTGAAGTTGAAAACCCTCTTGTGCATCAAGATATTCTTCAGCAGCTTTACCACCAGAAGAACCAACACCAGCTGCAAGAGTGTTAGCTAGTGGTTTTCTACCACCTAATAAAGATGTTAAAACTTTTAAAACTCTTGTTTGAGGCATGAATGCAGCTATAGTTCCTATAACAGGTCCAGCAATGCCTGATAAATCTGCTAAATCTCCTGTTGCTAGGTTAAAATCTTTTTCATCTATAACTGTGTTTAAGTTGATGATAGAGCCATCTTGTAATCGCCTTTGTTGTACTGGTTGCCCTAATAACTCCAAACCATAAGGAGTGAGTGCTAGTTGCCCTTTAGTATTTCTTACATAACCTTGTGGACCCACGGCATTATCCATGATGTCTTCTTGTTCAATAGGGGACTTGGTGCTTTGTATCTTTTCTAATAGATCATTAAGTATCTTGTTTTCTTCTTGCTCTGTTTCAGCTCTACCCAATCTTTGTCTTAGTTCTTGTGCATTTACACCAGTTTCGTAGTCAAAGAAAAGCTCATCATAAAATGGCGATACAGCACCTTTAGCTATCTCTGCTCTAGCTTTCTTTCTTGCTTCATCCTCGTTTGATGCGTCTATAAGTTGAGAAACACCTGGAGCTATATTAACTCTAAACCTTGGCATTATAAATCTATATCTATTACAGAGGAGTTACCTGTTACTCCTGATGTTGTACCAGTGACACCTTCAGCAGGTTGACCGCTTATGATTCTTAATATGCTTTCAAGATAAGGACTAAGTGCCTGTATACCCACTCCTTGATAAGAAGGATTTTGTATTATTGAATACTTACCTTCAATAATTCTTTTCTTGTCTTCGTTGTTTCTAATTAGGTTAGCCCTAGCATTTGCCAGTTTTTTCCTAATTTCTTTAGGATCACCAGTTAAATCTAATTCACCAAATACCTTGTCTACTATTTCTCTATCTAAGTTAGATATGGTTCTACCAGACTCATTAAGTATTTCTCTAATGCTTCTTTGTTTTACTTGGTCAATATAGTTTTGTATTTTTGTAGAATCACTAACATTTGTATCTGTTGCACCCATGAATGCTTTTAGTTTATCTACACCTCTAACTGCGTATCCTGGTAGACCTGTAATAGGCACACCGTCTTTAATAGCAGCATCAAATAAATCTATAGCTGAGTTCATAATATCTATAGATGCTTCTGTACCTTCGTAATCTTTTACAGTTGTACTTATTTCAGTTATGTCTGTTTGTAATGCACCTAGCTCTGATGGTTTTAATCCTGTACCACTGCTACCTTGATTTTTAACTTTCTGTACAGCTATTGCCATAGCAAGATCTCTTTGATATTTTTTCTCTTCTTGCTCTTTGAGTAACTCTCTTGCAGTTCTTTCCTCTGCAGCTTTTGCAGCTCCAGTAGCAAGTCCTTCACCCATTTGTCCAGTAGCAACAAGTTGTCCACCAACATTTCTAATAAAGTCTAAGAATCTATCAGAGCCAAACAAACCAGTAGTTTCTTTTGGTACTACAGGTATTCTAGCTGTATTCCTAGTTTCTTCATCTTCTTCTGTGACTGTGGTATCTACTTTGATAAGGTCTGGTTTTTCTATTTCAAAAGTACCATCAAATTTAGCTTGTGTATCTGCTATGGTATCAGCCTCTGATCTATCTATATCTATCTTCATTTCTGCTGGTAAAATTTCTTTGATAGCTTGAGTTATTTCATCATCTTGTTCTAGTCTGCCAGTTGGTAAAGGATCTCCAAATTCATCTCTACCTATTAAGGATTTTTCATATTCCATTCTTCTAGCTTCAAGATCAAAACCACCAACTGTTCCTGGTGCATAAACTTGTCCTAATGTTTCACTTTCTGTTTTAGGTACAAGAACAGGATCAGGCAATAAGTCTTTATCTGTTGGTATTTCGTCTACAGGTATAGGATCTACTGAAGCAACTTCAGGTTCTGGTGCTTTTATTTCCTTTATCTCATTAGAGAAGTCTTGTATGTCACCGACACCTGATCTTGATAAAACATCAATCAAAGTTTTTTGTGGTATACCTTGTCTTAACATACCACCCCTATCATAGACATCTAAGAGGTCATAATCACTTGCAGCACCAGTTATAGTCTCTGTGCTGAAAGGCATTCTTTCACCGCCAATACCACCTGGATAAATATCACTTGGAGTAAATCCTTCTTCCATTCTTTTTTTACCACCTTCTCCTAAACCTAAACCAAGTTTATTGAAAAGGTTAATGCCACTTTCGACAGTTCCAATGGCACCTTGGGTTAAAGCACCTCCAAGATCTCTAAATCCTGCTCTAGCTGTTAAGTAGTCAGGTAACTGTTGACCAAATTTAAACGTATTTGGATCAACGCTAGAAATACCGCTTTGTTTCTCATAAACAATTTTCCTTAATATTTCCTGTGTGGCTGGGCTATAAGTAACATCGGGATTTTGTACGAAGCTTGTAATGGTAAAAGCATCTGATCTACTTAAATCATTGTAAAGTTTTTCTGGGTCAATAAAAGTTTTGGTATTATTAATTTTATCAATGAAGTAGTAACGATTATCTACAGTAGCTTCTCCTCCAGCTTGAAACATTTTACGATTTAAAAAGTTCATTATCCTTGTCCCTGCCTTGGAGCCAAAGCACCATAAGCACTAAATGCAGCACCAAGTCCTGCAGCTGATGGATCTGTTGGTAATCCGTATTGTGAACCAATCTGTGTACTACCTTGTTGATAACCTGGTAACATTGAACCTATTTGACCTAGGACACCTAATGGTCTTTCTTGCTGTCGTAACATTTGCTGGTATATTCTTGATAAGCCAGTCTCAGCAATACCTCTGCCAACACCACCAAATCCAGCTAGCTCGCCTCTTTGACCAGCTCTAAGCCCTTCTTGAGTTGAACCTATACCACCTATTTGACTACCATATCCAGCTAGTTGTTGACCTAATTGTGATGCAGCACTACCTCTACCTACACCAATGCCCATAAGTCCTTGTGCACCGGTTCTCTTAGCTGCTTGCTGTCTTGCAAACTCACTCATACCTGTGCTTTGTGCTTCACTAAATCCTCTTTGTCTAATAGCACCTAATGCTTGTGCTAGGCCTTCACCTAAAGCTTCTTGACGTTCCATAGCACCTAACCTAGCTCTACTACCACCAAAAGCACCAGCACTTATCTCACGGGCTCTAGAAGCTATATCTTGCTTCTCACCTGCTTCCATGACATCTTGTATAGTTTTGTCTACTACTGCTTGTTCAAACGGGTTATAGAACTGCTGTGTCATGCTTGGGTCATAAGCACCCATAGTATCTTTATATATCTCTTCAGCTTGTGTGTAATAAGGATCTTGTAGTTCTTCAGCACGTCTTGATTGTGCGATAGCTTGTTCTACTAAGTCTCTGTTTTGTTGTAAGAATGGTTCAAAGCCACCAAGACCAGCTACTGCTTGTTGTCTTGCTAATAGCTCTAATGGTGTTAAGCCTGCTGTTTGTTGTAATGGTACGTCTTGACCAATAAGGTTAGCACCAGCTTGTTGTAGCTGTTGATAGAATCCTGGTTGATCTGCTGTACCAAAGTATAAAGCTCTTACTAATGGATCAGTAAGATTTTCTTGTGATGTTTGACCAAGTAATACAGGATCCAATGCTCCCACAGGCATAGGTTGGGGTTGAACCTCACCATCCGCTGCAGACGGTGTAGGAGCAGTGGTAACTGGGTCAGTTGTTGGTGCTGGGTTTGCTATAAGACCAGCAGCAGGATTAGGTGGTGGATTGATGCCTTGGTTACCTCGAAATTGTAAACCTTCAATATTTGTTCTTGGATCTGATATTCCAATTCTGTCAAAATAATCTTTATCAAAAACTTCTTGTCCTGTTGTTGCTACAAAATCATCTAATCTAGGATCTGATGGTCTGTCATCAATAAATAGTTGGTCGTCTCTTTTTGGTGGTAATAAGTCTGCTTTTGTAGGACCTGTTGGTGGAGTAATCATACCACCAGTTACTTGATCAAATCCTCTTTGTGGTGGTACAAAACGGTCAACATCAATACGGTCACGCAAGCTGCCAGGACCTTTATTTTCTATATTTTTTACAAAATCTGGAGGAGTTACACCTGCTGGACCGATAATTCTTCCATCTGGTCCACGAATCTCTGTTGGTCTTATGCCTGGACCAAATCCAAAGTCTTGTGGTGGTATTGGTCTTATTGGCACTGGTCCACCAGGAGGTAAAGCTGGACCACCTCTTACTGGTCTTGGACCTTGTATCATGCTTTCTGGTTTTGTAACAGATAACACATTTTGTTGATAGCTTTCCATAGCTGCTGGATTTGCATCTAAATATTCTTTAAGACTGTTTCTATATCTAATGTCTGTAGAAGATCCTGTTTTTTGTTCTCCTGTAATCGGGTCTATATACATTCTTATATCCATCGTTCCTATTTGTGGACGTTGTGGTGCATCAGGAAAAGCAGCTCTAAAAGCATCACCACCAGCTCTTAGCTGGTTGCTGTATTCAGTTCTAGCATTTCTATCTGCTACAACACCTGGATCTTCTGTAATTGGTGTTACTTGAGGCAGCCTACCACCACCAATACCTCCTATTGACATAGGTGGTTCGGGTCTTCTTATAGGTAATCTATCCATAGGCTCTATTGGTTGTGGTTCAGGTAAAGTATAATCGTTTTCAAGTGGTGATGGTTCTGGTTGAGCTGGTGTTTGTAATTCACTTAATCTTTGCTCAAGTTCCTGTAATCTGTTTTGTAAAACACTTGGATCAAAAGCAGGTATGTTTCTGCTCTCTAACGCAGTCAATCTTTTTTGTAAATTGCTTGGATCAAAAGGATTTGAAGGTTGTGGGATATCTATACCACCTCTTATATCCTCTATAAGTTTCTGCCTATCAAATGCAGGGGGTGTTGGTAATTCACTTCTTATATCACGTAATAAAGACTCTCTATCAAACTCTGGTATCTTGATACCGCCTCTTATATCTTCTATAAGTTTTTCCCTATCAAAAGAAGGAGGTTTTGGTATATCAATACCGCTTCTTATATCTTTTATTAGAGCATCTCTGTCAAACCTAGGTATGTCTATACCACTACGTATGTCTTTAATTAAAGCTTCTCTATCTATAGAAGGAGGTTTTGGTATGTCTATACCAGACCTAATATCTTCAATAAGTGCATCTCTATCAAAAACGGGAGGCTTAGGCGATACATCTATGCTTCCTCGCATTTTATCTAAAATCTCTTTTTCAAAAGCTTCTTTGTCAAAAGTTGGTATATCTTCTTTTCTTGCAAACCCACTTAAATCAGGAGCTTTATACTCAGGCATTTGTATACCTTCTCTAGCTATAGATAAAAAGTCTTCTCTAAAGTCTCTTGGATCAAATTTAGGTAGATCACCAGCAGTTAAAAACTTGCTTGTATCTATTTGTGGTAAATCTTCTAATCGTGCAAAACCAGATAAGTCTGGAGCTTTGTATTCAGGTATATTAAGGTTGTCCAATCTATCTCTTAAACCAGCAATTCCAGATTGTAAGTTAGACGGATCAAATGTAGGTATTTCTCTACCCTCAAGTGCTTGTAACCTATCTCTAAGAGCTGAATCATCAAATTGTGGAATATTGCCCAATAGATCTCTGTTTGCTTGTATCTGTTGTTGTAACTGTGAAGGATCAAATTGTGGAATGTTTGCTAATCTATCTTCTAAACCTGCAATACCAGCTTGTAGTTGTGAAGGATCAAAAGTTGGTATTTCTCTTCCCTCTAATGCTTTTAATCTATTTTGCAATGACGTGTCATCAAATGTAGGTATTTCTCTACCTTCTAAAGACGCAAGTCTTTCTCTTAAAGCAGAGTCGTCAAACTGTGGTATGTTGCCTAATAAATCTTTATTAGCTTGTATTTGTTGCTGTAAACCAGAAGGATCAAACTGCGGAATATTTGCGAGTCTTTCCTCTATGCCACCAATCTGTGATTGTAAGTTGCTTGGATCAAACTGAGGTATATTAGATATACGATCACTTAAGCCAGCAATACCGGCTTGTAATTCTGACGGATCAAATTGTGGAATGTTGCTTAATAATTGTTTATTAGCTTGTATTTGCTCTTGCAAACCACTTGGGTCGAACTGAGGTATGTTACTAAGCAAATCTTTGTTAGCTTGTATTTGTGATTGTAATCCGCTTGGGTCAAATTGAGGTATTTCTCTACCTTCTAAAGACGCAAGTCTTTCTCTTAAAGCTGAATCATCAAACTGTGGTATGTTGCCTAATAAGTTTCTATTAGCCTCAATTTGAGATTGTAAATTACTAGGATCAAACGTAGGCATTTCTCTTCCTTCAAGAGCTGATAATCTATCTCTCAATGCAGAGTCATCATATCCAGGTATGTTACCAATGCTTCTATTTAATTCATCAAACCCAGTTGTATATCTGTCCTCAATGGCACCAATTCTATCTTGCAATGCTCTGTCATCATACTGAGGTATATTGGAAATACGTTCACTTAAACCAGAAATACCAGCTTGTAATTGTGATGGATCAAAAGTAGGAATCTCTTTATTCTCAAGAGCTGATAATCTATCTCTTAATGCTGTATCGTCAAAACTTGGTAGGTTAGATATTCTATCTTCTAAACCGCCAATCTGAGATTGTAAATTGCTTGGGTCAAAACTTGGTATGTTAGATAATAAATTTTTGTTTGCATCTATTTGTGCTTGAAGACCTGATGGATCAAAAGTTTGACCACCGCCAACACCACCTATAGACATTTGATCTCTGCCTGTTTGTTTTACTGGCATGTAGCCTACTGGAGTCAATCTCATTAACTGACCATTAATGATTTTTGTATCTCCGTATTGCATTAGGCTTGCCCTATCTTATTAAACTGCTCAAAAGTTTTCATAAGTTTATCCATGTTCTGAGCACCTTTTTGTCTGTCAGGTTTACCATTTGGTATAAGTTCTATGCCAGTTTCTGTTTTTGTTACTTTGAACCCACCTAAACCATTGTTTGCAGCAGATGTCATAACAAACTCACCATCGCTTAACATAGCAGGTATATCATCACTTGTGCCTGTTCCAGGACCAATGCTAGGACCACCACCACGCATATCTAACTCGTTAGCCATTGCAGATCTACCCATAGCAAATCTAGGTCGTTCTTGTAATCCACCCATAGCTGCTTGTTTTCTAATACCTAAGTCAAAGCCTGTAAACGTAGGAGCTGGCATTAGATCTGGTCTAACAGACTGTCTAATATCTCTCATGCCACCTTCTCTGTCTTTGTAGGATTCTTTAACTGCTTTACCATAAAGTCCTGCTAATCCCATGAGTGGCAACATACCGCCTAACCCACCTCCGCTAGATTGACCTCCAAAAAAACTACCAAAAGGTGATCCCATTCCAGCATTAGCCATTTGTGTTAACTGTGCATATGCTTGTGGGTTTGCTGCAATTTGTGCAGGTGTCATACTTGCCAATGCTTGTTGTGCTTGTTGGGCTGTTTGAGATGCAGTTATTTGTCCTGGTGTTCCACTGCCAAAACCAAATCTATTAGCTAAACCTTTTCCAGCAGCAGGTCCGCCTGCATAAGTAGATCCAGTTTTTCCAAACATACCACCAGCCAAAGGATTAGTTAATCCGCCCATAATCCCACCAAAACCACCTGCTGTGCCACCTGCTATAGATGAAATACCAGGTATGCCAAGACCAGCAAGACCACTTGCTGCACTAGAAGCTAAACCACCTATACCGCTTGCAACACCACCTAAACCTGGTATTTTGCTTAAACCACTAACAACTCCTCCACCAAGCCCTCCAAGAACTCCACCTAAAGCTGTACCAACTCCAGGTATAAATGCAGCAACTGGAGCTACTTTTTTAACTACTTTACCAATAGACTTAAATGTTTTCTTTAACCAACCAAACTCAGCCATACCCGTAATAGGGTTGATAGACATACCATCACCAACAGTATATTCGTTAGGATCAAGCCCTACTGCCATCATTTCTTTTTTAATTATTTCTTGCGTTTGTGGAGAGATAACTGGTGGGACTACCATTTCTCCTGGTGCTACGTGGGCAAGCATAGTATCCTCTCCTCTTCCTAAACCTGCTATACCTTTACCTGAGTTGTCTATTCTATTCATGCTCAAATCATTCCTCATTACATTTTAACCAAAATACCAATAAGTATCTATCTCCTGATTCTACTGCAAGTCCCCTATGCATGTGAGTAAAACTCGGAAAAATTAGAGCGTGGCCTGTAGGTAATGGCTCAACTGTACCACGTTTTAAAAATTCAGTTCCGCCACCTTTGTACTTTCCAGTATTCAAAGGAACTACCATACTAATATCAGCACTGACATCATGATGCCAAGCACCTTGTTTTTTATCCTTTAAATTATAGTTGGCTATTTGTATTGCACCTGTATCTACGTGCCTATTCCAAATATTCAAAAATATAGGATTACCTATAGTATATATCGTTTGCATCAAAGATTGGTAGATTTGTGGGCAATTATCTTGAAAAGTTATTTCTGGTATTTGCCGTAAATCATCCTCTTCTGGGTTAGGTTTAAAGCCATAATGTGCTTCTAAATTCTTCATTTCGTCTAATAATATTTTGCAAAACTTCTCTGAAAAGAAAGGAACGGTGTACACATCTTTTAATGGTTCTTTTATGATTTTGTCTAGTTTTGTTTTTTCTCTATTGACAGTTCCACTTTGTTCATAAAAATCTACGATTGGCTTGATGGAGTCCTTTACAGCATTAAATGTATCTTTTTGTATGTACCAATCACTAGGATAGGCTAGTAGAATATTTTTTAGTTCGTATCCAAGTTGTTCTGCTGTATTTATCATAAAGTAATGGTTGTACTGCCTGCTATATTAATAGTAACCTTGCCAACACTTGATGTCATTTCAAAACCTTGTGATAGCGTTCTTTCGCCAATATCTAACCATTTGTTTCCAGTATAAACTTGTAAAACGCCTACAGTGGTATTCCAAATGATACTACCATCATTAAACTTCAACGTATTTTTTTCAGGATCACTTATCTGTCTTACGTTATCTAGATCTACTGCACCTAGATTAATCTCAAGTATTCTTACTAATCTGTTAAAAATATCAGATGTAACTTGCTCAGATGCGAGTGGTAGTTGAGTTTGTAAGAGTTTGCTCATCTTCTACCATCAGGTTTTATATCTATGCGTGTTGCTCCTAATCTCCAACCAATACCAAGATTACCATCATCAGTAGCATCATCGTTTGATTCAAATCTAAGTGCTATTTGTCTTGATCTGCTTCTTACATAAGCTTGTTGGGTGTTTGCACTTATTGCACTGGTTGAATTGGTTGTAAGAGAATCGCCTGGGAAGTTTCTAGTTTTTAAAACTATATTTACATTACCTTGATTATCATCTTTTATAAATTTGTAATCAGGTATGATTCGTTTGATAAAGCTGAATTGTTCACCATCTCCAATATCCATGTCAGAACTTTCTATAAAGACGTTGGTCATTGGAGCACCATCAGCATCAAACCCTGTTTCTTGTCTATATAAATATCCATTATCAACAGCTCTTGGATAATTTACGATACCTGAATCAAGCCATGCTGTTCTTGATAGTTGGCCATAAAACCAAACTTGTTCTACATAGTTATATATGACATATCTATCTATCTCATCTGAGTCAGAAGAACAGTAAAACCAACCTACCTCGCTTTTATCTTTTATTGTAAAAGCATGAATTTTAAATGATTGAATAAGGTTTATATCACCAAAAACATAATTATGGACAGAACATGGTAATGTTTGTACGCTACCATTATATGAATAAAAGTTGTTATAACTCATCCAATAAACTCCACCAGGAGTCGTAACTGCTGCTTTTGGACCCACCAATCCAGTACCTTCATTTATTAGGTTTACACCAAAAGTAAAAGGCGGTCCTATAAACTGCATACTATATAAGGCTGTGTCAGTCCAAACTAATATTTCTTGTCTTGCTTTTACACCACCAATAATAGAAGAACCAGATGAAAGTCTAAGAGATCCTGCTGTATTAGTAGATAATGGTTCAAAATCTAAATCATTCTCTTGATCACTAAATGCAATGAGCATAGGATCAATCGCACCGGTTCTTGATGAACCAGATATAGGATCAGCTCCTAAAACTATCAAGTGCCTATCTTTTTCTGAAGTAATTACTTGTAAACCTTTAGTTGGTACTAAATTTGCACCAGCAATACTTGAAAGTTCTACAGCTCTTGTTGACAAACCATTGTTTTCAGTCCATTTGTAAATACCTGCATTCCTTTGGTTCATTATCAAATCTTCTCCAAAGTTGTCGTGTGTCCACAATCTAAGCTGGTTAGTGTCACTCAAAGCTGCTGTGCTACCAAAAGCACCTTGTCCCCATCCGTTTACACCCCAACCTGTACTAGGAATATAAACATCTAGACCTACATTTACTTGATAAGTACCTACTATAGAAGATCCTCCATTACCAGTGTCTGAAGAGTTAGCTGTTACAGTAGTGCCAGAGGTATCTTTAGCTTCTATGGTGTAGCTATTTACGTTAACGATGGTTGTAATTTGGTATTCTTGATTTAAAACATCTGCTGTAATATTGCCACCTAAACTAACAGCACCTGAAAAAGTAACAAAATCATTTTTTACAGCTCCGTGTGCTGTGTCTGAAACAGTTATTGTAGCGTCACCATTTGACGCAGAGAATGTGACATCACCTGCTGCTGTAGTTGATCTTATAGGGGTAACATCATTAAAGGTACCACCAGATTCAATATAATATTTCCAAGTAGTTCCCAACCCTAAAAACTTTGTGCTTCCTAAAGAAATCCATGGATGTAAAGATCTAGTTGTACCTAGATAAGTATTAGAGGTAAGTTTTTGCCAACCTCCAAACTTTTCTGGTCTGCCTTTACGAAAACGCACCAGATTACAGTCAAACCAACCGCCTTCATTATCGTAAGCAGTTCCTTCTCTATTTATACCTGGCCTAAATGTAAGCTTCTGCAACGGCATGGTTATACCTCATGCCATTCTTTGTTTTCAAATAACAAAGATTCTGCTTCTCTTCTCCTTATTAAACCCTGCAAAACTTTTCCACCAGCTTTGTTCCACCTTTTAATTTGTGCAGGGACACCTTCATAATCTTTTGCATTAAGCACTTTAAGTAAAGTTGATGCTTTTAAATTTGCAGGTCCTAAGTTAAATACCCAGGAAACAAGTGCATCAAACTGATTTTGTTCTAAATCTACTTCTACTAAATCATTAATATAGCCCTCATACTCTTTCATTTCGTGTAAGAGTAAATTATCAGCTTCTTCTTGTGTGATTGTGTCACCTTCTTTTACACCTTTAGTAGAACCATATCCTATAGTCCATACTCCTGCTGCACATTTGTAAGCTTCTAGCTCACAGCCCTCAAACTTTTTAATTAAAGCCAAACCTTCTTGTGATATATTCATATTACTGCTCCTCTGTGGTTGTAGTAACCTTTTTATAATAGACAACAACTTCTTTAAGTTCATTTATATACCTTTTTAATTCTTGCATATTATACGCCATAAGCTCATAATCGGGCACAGACATAGCTAAGAATACCACTTGACCGTGTTCTTTCTCAACTCTTGCTAAAAATTCATCTAGATTTTTGTCTGAAACGACATACCAATAAGGATCTTTTAAATCTATCTCTCTTGGCATTATGGGTTGCACAATGGTTCTTTCTAGTGGCTTTGCTGTTACTTCTATCTGTTTAGTTGGTAGCAGACTGCAACTGCAAGCCATTATCAAGACTGTCGATATTACGGCTGTCTTCTTCAATACTATCGAATACATCTTTAGTTCCTTTATTTACCCTAGGTTCTATTAAACCAGGTTTAGCTGCTGCTAACTTAGTTAAATTATGTCTTTTGAATATATCAAGGTATCTTGACATTTCTTGTTGTATTTCTTGATTTTTGTTTTGTAATTCTAAAAGACTTGTTGTTTGTAGTTGAAAATCGTTTTGTAAACTTTGTATTGCTTCTTCTTGCGTAGCTACAGCACCTTCTAATGCCATGTTATTAGCTGTAAGTGTTTTATTTTGGTTATATAAATAAAAAGTTATAAGAGACATAACTAAGATTATGCCAATTAAAACTTTGCTCATACGAATCTAGATAAGACTACAGATAGCAGAATAAATGGATATACAGCCCATATCATGTTTTCAAGCTTATCAAAGCGTTTTGAACCATCATCTAACCTTTTTTCTATATTAGCGTATCTAATACTGCACTCTCTTTCATGTGCTTCGATTTTTGTTATTGCTTCCTTAGTTGTTGCCATGATCCTGCTTATGTTTTGTATATATTTTTAAAGGTTTTGTTTTGCCTTTTACCTTTATAGATTCTAGCACTTCTAGTTTATAACCACAAAACTTTTCTGTTTCCTCTCCTATTAGCAAATCAACTCCTCTTTCTTTAGTGGCTGATTCTAATCTTGCAGCAACATTGACAGGATCACCTATTGCAGAATAATCAAATCTAGTATCACTACCCATATTACCAACTATTGCAGTTCCTGTATTTATACCAACTCCTATAGCCACAGATGGCAAACCTTCAACCTCCAACTCATCACTTACTTGTTTTACATTATTAATAAGCTCAAGAGCACATTCATAAGCTACTTGTTCATGGTGTAACATATCTATAGGTGCATTAAATATATACATACCAGCATCTCCAATAAATTTATCAATACAACCATTATATTTTTGTACTGCATTTACTTGAGCTGTAAGAACTCTATTCATAATGTAAGTAACTTCTTCTGGCTCAACTGATTCACTTAGTGCAGTAAACCCACGCAAATCTGTAAACATAAAAGTGCATCTTCTTTTCTCGCCACCTAGTTTTAACAAGTCAGGATTGTTTTGTAATTGTTTAACTTGTCTTGGATCTAGATAATGTTCAAACTGTTTTTTGATTTGTTGTCGCAATTTGTACTGTTTTCTGTAGTTTATGTAGAAAGCAATAGCTCCAGTAATGAATTGTGAGATAAAAGTCCATGAAAAATCTATTAAATACCCCTTTTGAACGCTAAAAGCTCCTGTAAAGGCCGTAGTAAAGAGCAAAATAACAGCAAGACTTACGCCCTTAGTTATACCAAGATAATTAATTACAAGCCACGTCAGAGACACAAAAATTCCAAAAATTAATATTTCCAACGCAAGAGCAAAATCTGGAACAAATGGAGAGTTTTCTATCAATATTGACTCAGATAATGCAGCTTGAATCTTATGTGGTTCTAATAATCCAGTCGGTGTTGCAAGTTGAGGCATAACACCTGGAGCAGTTACACCAACAAATACAAACTTACCAGCAACATCCATTTCTTCTAATGTTGTTTGTGGTGTATCAACCCAACTAATCCATTTACGACCAAGGCTATCTGTTTTAACAGGTGGTATTCCTCTTACAGCTATTTCTTGTATACCAACTTCATTGGTAGTAATGATATAAGTTCTTGCACCTGTAAGTGTTTTTAATACCTCTGTTCCAAATGAGCTTACATAACCGTCAGGTGT